GTTTTTTGGTTTTTCGATTTTGGACATTTATTTTTGTCCATTTTCGCAAAACCGAAAATAAAATGGCAAAAAAAGTGTAAAAAAGTGATTGTGACCATTATGCTCTGTTTTTCATTTTTAGAAAAAACAGTTTGTGATGACAACTTTTTTATAAAAAATTAATTATTTTATGAAAAAGATTTAGGAGATTTTTCTGTTTCCAAAATATAGAAAAATGGAAACCAAAAAATCGCCAAAAATCGCCAAAAAATATGTTTGCGAATGCTGTGATTATATATGTAGCAAACAAAGCGAAATTATCAAACATACTGCCACACGCAAACACGAAAAAATGACTATTGGAAATAAAATGGAAATAAAAAAAATCGCCAAACAAATTTTTCAATGTAAAAAATGTAATAAAAAATATAAAACAAATAGTGGATTATGGAAACATAATAATTCGTGTAAGGGTTTGAAAAATGAAAATGATGTAATAAAATCTCTTACTTCGCCAGATTTATTAGAACTTTTTTTAACACAATCCAAAGAAAATCAAGAATTAAAAAATTTATTAATTGACCAAAATAAAATATTTACTGAAATGTTTAAAAATAATTTGAGTATAAATAATACGAATATTACAAACAACACCAATAGTCATAACAAAACCTTTAATCTACAATTCTTTTTAAATGAACAATGTAAAGACGCAATGAATATTATGGATTTTGTCAATTCGGTCACATTACAACTCTCGGATTTAGAACATGTGGGACAGAATGGATACGTAGAAGGCATCTCGAATATTATGATACGGAAATTAAATGAAATGGATATTCATAAACGCCCGCTACATTGTAGCGACGCCAAACGCGAGATACTCTACGTAAAAGACGCCGATTGCTGGGAAAAAGAAGGACCGGAACATATTAAACTGCGTAAAGCAATTAAATACATTTCAAAAAAAACAGCGATTTATTAACCTCGTGGAGCGATAATAACCCTTCCTCGAAAAGCATCCACACGTCCGAGAATGATAAGTATATGGTAATGATACAGCAGGCAATGGGCGGAAGTGGCGAAATAATAGAAAACGAGAATAAGATTATTCGAAAACTGGCGAAAGTGTTTTTAATAGATAAATTGTAATATATATAAAAAAGTGTTTTTTTTTCGGCAAAAGTTTTTTGGTTTTTCGATTTTGGACATTTATTTTTGTCCATTTTCGCAAAACCGAAAATAAAATGGCAAAAAAAGTGTAAAAAAGTGATTGTGACCATTATGCTCTCATTTCCGTTTTTAGAAAAATCAGTTTGTGATGACAACTTTTTTTCATTTTTTTTGAAAAAGATTTTGGCATTTTTTGCGTTGTATTTATATACAACAAATACAACAAAAAAAATGCCAAAAAATGCCGAAAATTATTTCTGCGAAATTTGTGACTTTAAATGCTGTAAACACAGCAAGTTCGAATACATCGAATGAGACTGAAACCCAAAATACAACAAAATACAACACATTACAGTAACAAAAAATGCCAAAAAATGCCAAAAAATGCCAAAAAATTATCCGTGTTTGTGTGGGAAAATATATAATCATCGCACATTTACACCTTTACAAATTCTATTCATATAATAAAAATTAATATATGAATATATATTATAATGGATTTATTTACTCAATTATTCTGGTTGTGCTTCATTCTTTTTATTATTTTATCTGGATATTTACTTTGTTGTATAAAAAAAAGTAACGTCTTCTATCTACAGATTGCGTGTGGTGTTGGTATGTTTGTTACGAGTAAAATTGGGCGTACTTATTTAGGTTTAGCGTAAACTGTATTTTGTTAGACCCCCTCAGACATTTAAACCGAGAGAAACATAAGAGCATTCTTTTCTAATTATATTTTTATATTTACAAAGTATATACAATGGCAAGTTCAGCATTAGAACCTTATACAGGTGAGAAAAAATTGCTGTATCCGGATTTTCCGCCGCCAGTATTTTCTCTTAGAAATAAACAACCAACACCACCAAAACCCCAAAAAAACGATGACGTAAATCAGTGTATACCTAATCCATTACAAAGAGGACAGTATATGCGTGTACAATATAATTTAGAGAGAGACCGAAATACACTGGATAAAATTGCGCCGATATTTATATTTGATGAAGGAAAACAATATATTTACGCAGATTATATACCTTTAACGGATACAGTTTTAACGGATAATGTTTTTAATTTTATATTAATAATTCATCCTGACGGAACACATACATTAGTTATTACACCGTTTAATGCGATTGAATATGGGTCAAAACATTATATGATGAGCAAAAGATTAGATTTTATGACAGGAAAACTACAATATCCAGAAACATTTCTATTTTCTGGTGAGTTTTTCATTGAACGCACTAAGCCGTATCATATATTATTTCACGATTATAGTTCGTTATATTTTAAAGATAATACAGAAAATTTAAAGAGTGTAATTATTAAAAGAGGACTTGATGTTTATAAAGAATATATTAGCAGTGTATTAATCCACGCATTCAACGTAATATTTGAACAAAACTTTACGTGTGAAATGGTTAATAATTTTCCGCGGAATACATATAAGAATCAAACAGATAAAAAATTTTTTATAACGGATATTGCTTGTAAACTAAGACCCCCATTATCATTTCCAATATATGATATTTCAAACTGCGAAGGCAATTTGATTGGTAAAACGTGCGATGATGAAATCGTCGTGCCAATAATAAAAGGTAAAAAACCCGCAGCAAGCAAAACCGCAGCAGCAGCAAAACCAGCAAAAAAACCAACAGCAGCAGCAGCAAAAAAACCAACAGCAGCAGCAAAAAAACCAACAGCAGCAGCAGCAGCAGCAGCAGCATTAAAAAAATTAACGCAATTAACCGCAGCACCGCAAGCATTCGCAGAAGCACCAGCATTAGAACCAGTAAGAACAAGAAGTTCACCGCGTAAAGGCGGTAAGAGAACAACAAAACATAAAAGAACAAAACATAAAAAAAGAAATAAAACATATAAAAAGAAATAAGTATGTGATTACGAAGTATATGGTATTTACGAAGTATATGGTATTTACGAAGTATATGGTATTTACGAAGTATATGGTATTTACGAAGTATATGGTATTTACGAAGTATATATATGTATGAAAAATTGAATAGAATTGTTATTATATTATTTATAATAACAATATATAGTTATCATAGGATGACCACGACAGCAGTGTCAGCACATACAACTTTTACCTTAGAAGTCGCAAACCGCGAATATACAGAATGGAAATGGATATCGCCCGACAAGAGTGAAAAAGAAGAAGGAGGGTTTAATAAGAACATCCATCCACTTGATTATAAATTATTTAACGGCGATAGTGTAACACCCGACATAAAAATCGTCTCTTCGCCGTGTAGAGAACAACGCGAGATATGCGGTGTATTGCTTTACGCGGGAATTACGTATGGACGGCATAACGCCAGCAAGAACGGGAAGTTATTATATAAATGTATACCCGACGACGTGCGTTTACCGTGTTTTTTCGTCCCTTACGAAGAACCCAAATCCGGATTCAATAAAAAAAAGGTACATAAATATATTACTTTTTCGTTTCGCGAATGGATAGATAAACATCCGGTTGGCGTGATTGAAAACACGTTTGGCGAGGTCGATAATGTCGAGGCGTATACCAATTATCAACTACAATGTAAAGAATTAAATGCGAGTATAAAACAATTTCATACGGTGACTTTACGGGTTTTAAGAGAGAAATATCTTGGACCAATACCAATCTATTGTAATGAAAAACCGATTGAAGACCGGCGTGCTTGGCCCGTGTTTTCCATTGACCCGAAAGGGTGTACGGACATTGATGACGCACTAGGTATAAAAGACGTCGCAAATGGACAGAGTATGCTCAGTATTTATATATCTAATGTGCCGTTAATGATCGAGTATCTTGGATTATGGGCATATATGACTGACCGTATTGCGACCATTTATTTACCATCCAAGAAGATACCGATGTTACCGACGGCATTATCGGATAATTTATGTAGTTTAAAAGAAAAAGAAGACCGTGTGGCATTTGTATTAGATGTGTATATTAAAATGGGACGTATCTTAGAAGTCAAATGCGCGTCCGTGTTAATAAAAGTAGAAAAGAATTACGTCTACGAGGAACCGGAATTAGTAGCGCGTAAAGAGTATCAACATCTGTTGGCAGTCGTGCGGCACTTAAATCAAGAAAGTAACTATTATGTACAGTATGTCGATAATGTACGCAATAGTCACGACGTCGTCGAGTTTTGTATGATTTTAATGAATTATGAATGTTCGAAAATGTTAAAAGCACGCCGCAGTGGTATATTTCGTGCGGCGACGAATAAAGATATGAGTTGTAACGCGACAGAAAGTAGCGACGACGACGACGACAGCGAAGCAGATGATAACAGCAGCGAAGCAGATGATAACAGCAGCACAGATAGCAGCAGCAAAAACGATAGCGATGATGAAGGAACAATTTTTCGGCGTTTAACGCGGAATATAAAACATATTATACAGAATACGGCAGGCGAATATTGTCTATACGAAAATCTTAAACCACACGAATTAATATCGACAGGATTACCGAGTTATACGCATATTACGTCGCCTATTCGCCGAATTGTGGATTGTGTAAATATGCTGGAATTACAAGAGGCGCATTTTGCGTGGACAATGGAGGCGCGAGCGTTTAAACAGCGGTGGATGTCGAAACCAATGGTGGACGTGATTAATCGTAAAACCAAATCAACACGTAAAGTCCAAAATGAAGTCGAACTTTTAACCCAGTATTCGAATGATAATAATAATAATAATAATAATAATAATAAAACAATCGCGGCACACACACATCCGACCAGCGCCAGCACCCCAACGAGCACCAGCGCCACCTTCTATACTGGCGTCGTATTTGCGCGCACGTATTGTGAGAAAACGCGCATCTATACGTATAGCGTCTATTTGACCTATATTAAAATGCTAACCACGGTAACATCCGAGAAAAAAGTGAATAATTATACGACGCAAGACTTTACGATACATTTATTTATGGAGGAACATCGAATGAAACGCAAAATTCGGTTACAAATGGTGTAATAAGATTTAGACTTTTGAAGATTTATCAGCATAGCAAGTAAAACGCCGATTCATTGTCTTGTTATTTATAATAGACCGAATTCTTTTATTTCTTCTTGTGTTAATTGGTTTATTGTTAACATTAATTCTTTTATTTGTTCTTGTTTTAATTGTTTTAATTGTTCTACTGTTAATTCATTTAATTGTGCTTGTTTTAATTGTTCTTGTTTTAATTGTTCTTGGTTTAATTGTTCTTGTTTTAATTGTTCTTGTTTTAATTGTTCTTGTTTTAATTGTTCCAAATACTCATTTATATTTTTGTATATTGATTTAAAATCATTATAAATTGTTTTTGGACGGTCATTTGTAGCAAATCTTGTATATTGCCCTTCTATATTTTTGATAAGCATTTTTAATGCGCATATAGCATATGATGGTATAACAAAATTATGGTATTTTAATTCATAATTTAATAAATCCATAATATAATCACTACAACGTTCTATATATAGTATTTTACCTTTATTCGTCAATAATATATTAGAACCCGCGTGTTTAAAATTTGTAGCAAACGCCCATATAATTTTTTCTTCCTCTTGCATTACTATGAATTTATTCATATCTTCATTTAATTTGACACCTATATCATCACATCTATGTATGTGATTTATACGATCAAATAATAATTTATATTCTTTCAATTGTTCGATTGTCATAATTTCAGAATTATTCATTCTTAATTTGTATTCTAATATTTTATCTTGTTCTGTCATTTTTTATTTATTGTTTAATGATGTAAATAAATATCAATTTTATTAATTAAAAAATATAAAAGTCGACGTTTTACTTGCTACACTGATAAATGTCCAAAGGCGTAAAAAAAATAAATAGTATAAAAAAATAATATATATATATTTTTGCTTAAATATATTTAAAGAATAGTCTGTAAATAGAGTATATAGGGGGAGGGGTTGTGGTGTGTGCGTGAGAATAGTATAAATTGCTCGGGTGGTCTTATGAGGAGACCATAATCAAACAAATCCTCAATGGCGCAATTGGTTAGCGCGTTCGGCTGTTAACCGAAAGGTTGCTGGTTCAAGTCCAGTTTGAGGAGTGTTTGTGTTCTGTGTTAATTTATATATTCCCTTTTTTTCATCGAAAGGCAATATAACGTCCAAACTTTTTATCATATTTATCTAATTCTTCGTCGGCATAATCCTCTTCTTCTTCATCATCCTCTTCTTCCTCTTCATAAGCATAATTGTCTTTCCTCGCGTCATAAGCATATCGCGTAGAATGTTCGACACTAACGGCGTTAGCATTGGCGGCAGCACCGGCACCGGCACCGGCAGCACCAGCACCAGCAGCAGCAAAATTGTATTCTTTATAAGGCACGCTACTGCTGCTGCCATTCTGATATGCGTCCGCAACGTCATCGTCCTCGTCCTCTTCACTTGAATCGTCCCAATTTTCTTTTACTTTCTTCTTTTTTTCAATAATAGTGGCAGCGGTGGCGGTGGCAGTGGCAGTGAATACCTCGTCGTTGTCGTTGTCATTAGACGCGACTTTTTCTATCGCAGCATTAACATTAGTGTTTTCCATTTTATATTCTCTTCTGTGTGTTATGAGAATAATATGAAAAGCATACGAAATCAATTTTATTGAAAAAAAATAATCTATTTCTTATAATATATAATGTGTTGGAATGCCCCCGTTTCATTAACTACGTTTCTCACGAGTTCAATAATGTGTTTATATTTATGGTTCCGGAATTTACATAATGACCGTATTTTCTCTATCTTTATTTTTTGGTTCGCGTTAATACAATTGATTGAATTTTTTATGTGGCGAAATATGTAAAATTATAATATAAGTATAATAATATAAGTATAATATTTATTTTACACATAGAGCGATTGATTTGTCGCAATATATTTCAAGGTGAGCACGGGTATTTTTCTTAATTTTTCTAACAAGGCAAAATTAAATACGAGTTCGCATACGCGTTCAAACTCTTGTGCGATAGCATTAATTTTCAGCAAGGCCTTCACGAATTCGCCGACAAACACGCCTGTATTTGTTTTCAAATCGCGAATAATTATTTTACACGTCGTTTCGTCGTCACTTTCACACCACCGCATAACATACGGCAATAAATCATAAAATACTTCACAATTTGCGCCCGTATCTAAAAACACTTTTTGTTCGCAATTTAAATAATACTGTAGACGGGTAGCAATATACTGGATGCTAGTGCGTAAGGGTGACGGCGCTACATCCGGAAAATGCGCACGAAATTCATCCTTCACCGAAATTGGATAGAAACAACTAAACAATCCGGCTAATGTAACTGCTTCAAATGTTTCAAATTGGTTCATTTCATAGTACAAATCCGTCATTGCGAGGGGATGTACTTCTTGTAGTTGCGCGGCAATATGTCCTTTTGGGCGAAGACGAATTGCCATTACATCCGCATTTGGCATCGCATCCGCATTTGGCATCGCATCCGCATCTATATCCGCGACCGTCGCAATAAATGAATCCGTCGACAAAAGACGCGTTAACGCATCAAGCGTATTCTGGATATAGTTGACGGTATTGACCCGCCGAGTTTCGATATGCGTACATTCAGATTGGGCACTATACACCGCATCTAATCGCGCGAGATCAGCAGCAATAAATTTATACTCGGTCTCCATCGAATTAAGTTCAATACGTGCTTTTTTACGCGCACTATTTGCCAGCGTCGCGATTGCCAAATTTCGTTCACGGTATTGTTCTAGCACGGCAACGGGGGTACGACAAAAGGTCAACTGCTCTTTTTTTACCGAAATCAAAGCGTGACATTTCTCTTCTTCGGTTTCGTAACCTTTCACTTCATTACGAATATCGGCAGACAACATACTTTGCGCCATAAACGCGACCATATCCTGTTTCGCATTTAGCATTGACAGTGCGAGATTAAACGAGATTTTAAATTTGGAGGTAAGCGTTTGCGGTGGACCAGTAAGTAAATGCCGGTATTCGGTGACGGAAGGTAATTCCAACAAATTGACGCAATGAAATACGTGCCCGACGGTATCTAATCCGCGTCGTCCCGCGCGACCGGCCATTTGCGTGTACTCGTGCGGGAAAAGTAACCGCATCGTGTGTCCGTTAAACTTTTGAAGACCTGCGAAAATAACCGTTTTCGTTGGCATATTTAACCCGACCGCAAACGTTTCGGTCGCAATAAGTAGACGAATAAACCCTTTTTCAAACAAGAGTTCGACCATTTCGCGTAAGACGGGAATAATACCCGCGTGGTGTATGGCAATCCCTTTTTGTAAAAGTTTGACGATAGTCGTGTACTCGGGTAGTTCTAAAAACTCTTGATAATTTTTGAGTTTAGATTGTAAAATATGCCGACATTCGGCGTCGACGCGAGCAGGCATCGTGCTTTCTTCGTCTGCTGAAAAGAGACTAAAGTTAATTTCGTGTGCTGTTTGTTCGACTTGTTTTCGCGAAAAGATGAAACAAATTGCCGGCAGCATTTCGCGCAGTTTCAAATGGTGAAGTAATGTGTCGAGCACGAACTGGCGTTTGGTGTAGACGTTATGTTTCGATAAATAGTCGAGCGCATCTTTGACTTTATAATAATTATCTTCGCGAAAGGTGCCGTCCGAAGTCGCAATTGTAATTTCCGCATTTCGTAATGTTTCGAGTTTTTTTTCGTAAGGAGTTTTTGCTGCTTTTTTCAGCGTGTTTTCGTGGACGGATAACCACATATAGTGAGTTAAAGGCACGAGGCGGATATGCGTTGATGCCAAATACAATTGTTTCGGCGCCACCTCGTGCAACGCGCCAATTTGATTACGTTTTTCGGTTTCAATCCAAGTGGCAAATGCTTCAGGGCGGTCAATTGTCGCCGAGAGCATAATTAATTGAACTTGGGGCGGCAGTAATAGAATGGCTTGTTCCCAGACGGACCCGCGTTCGGCGTCGTTAATATAATGAACTTCATCAAATACGACTGCCGCGAGTTCTCGTTCCATATCCATTTGAAATAGGAGCGGAATAAGGGTCGACGTAATATCGGCGTGACACCCGCACGCACTGTCGCGTGGGTCGTGGGGGCACTCCGCTTGTCGTTTTTCGTCGGTTTTCTGGTTAATGGTTTTATTCAAGAGGGTATTCCGTAAAATCTCGGTGGTCATAATTAACACATCTGCTTCGGGGTTATCTTTACAGTCGCCGGTAAGAATGCCGAACGAGATATGAGGAAATTTCCGCCGCATATCAAATAACTTTTGATTAGAGAGGGCTTTAATCGGTGAAGCGTAAATTACTTTTTTCTTTTTACTGACGAAATATTGGATGGCAATTTCGGCGGGTAAAGTTTTGCCGGAACCTGTATGAGCCGTGACGAGTACATGGTCGCCATCAAAGATGGCTTTTGCGGCCCATTTTTGGAAATCACTCAACTCGAGACCCGTATTATATAATTCGTGTAGTTTGCGTTCGGCAGCACTTTCGTAGACGTAAGGTTTATTACAAATGATGACCATTTTCTGGATAGAAGGAGTATAAGGTAGGTTATAGTTTATTCACGTTAATACTCTAAATCAATTTTAATATAAATATAAATCCGTTTTACTATTATATCCGAATTCTAAAGTGCGGGATTGATGGCAGCAACCGCAAGCACAAGCGCCACAGCAAGCACCGCAGCAGCAAGCACCGCGGCAAGCACAAGCATAACCATCGCGGATAAATATCAACTGCTTAAGAAAATCGGGGCGGGCACTTATGGGAAAATATTTATGGCGCTAAATACAAGTAATGACCAAGCGGATGCCGTCGCGGTTAAAATACTGCCGCTACGGCATAAAGACCTTATGTTAAATGAAGTACGTATCTATGAAAAAATAAAAGGCGTGAAAGGTATTCCATCTCTCTACGGTGCCGGTTCTGACCCACGTTTTCATTATATGATAATAGAATTATTAGAACAGTCCCTGGAACAATTGGTCTATACCCAACAAAAATTGCCGCTTAAGGTCGTGCTACATTTAGGCGTTCAAATATTAAATATCGTAGAAGAATTACACGCGCGGGGTATTGTACACCGTGATTTGAAACCAGCAAACTTTCTACTCAAAAACGACCGACATAATATTAGTCACTTGTATCTGATTGATTTCGGGTTATCCAATTCCTTTTTAGATGAAAAAGCAAAACATTGTTCGATACGCACGAATGAAACACTTGCGGGTACGGCGCGGTATATGAGCGTAAATGTACATCAGGGATTGACGGCGAGTCGGCGGGATGATTTAGAAACGGTGGGGTATATTTTAATGTTTTTATATCACGGGGTCTTACCGTGGCAAAATGACGATAATCGCAATAATACATTCAACGAGATTGCTGAACAAAAACTCGCGTTAAATTGGATGACCGGCACTGTGAGTGAATTTGTCGTATTTATTCGTTATTGCCGTAATTTGGGATATACCGATAAACCTCATTATGATTATTTGCGCGGTTTATTACAAAATCTAGATAAAATTGCGTAAAATATAAAACCCGCAAACATTAAATTAGGGGGTAAAAAATGAATATTATTCTATAATAAATAATAAAATAATACTTAAAGATATTCTGTTATACGTATGTATATCAAACGAAAGATGGCAGCAAAGACAAATGGACAAGTCAAGTGGTTTAACAACAAGGCCGGATATGGATTTATCACCGTGACAGAAGGCGAGGAGAATACCGAGCGTGATATTTTCGTTCATCACACCGAGATTCAGGTCGGACAGTCGCAGTATAAGTATTTGGTACAAGGCGAGTATGTCAGTTTTGTTCTTACACCGGTCGAAAAGGAAAATTACCAAGTCCACGCGACCCAAGTATGCGGTATTAATAGCGGCAAGTTGATGTGTGAGACGCGTAATGAGGCACGTAGTGCGCGGGTACAATCGCAACCGCAGCAATCCCGTCCTCCCCGCCAGCAGTCGCAGCAGCAGTCGCAACGACAAGCGCAGCAGCAGCAACCAGCGCAGCAGCAACGACAAGCAGCACCCGCGCAGCAGCAGCAACGACAAGCGCAGCAGCAACAAGCGCAGCAGCAACAAGCGCAGCAGCAACAAGCGCAGCAGCAAACCCGCCCGCCGCGCCAATATCAAACGGAGAAGAATGACCTCCGTCGTCCGCAATTGGATAAGGCAGACCAAGAACATTGGCAGGTCGTGCCTATTCGTAAAAATACTAGTTCCACTACCGCCACCAAGAATCAACCACGTCAACGACAACCTGAGATTGAACTAGAGTAATCATTTACACAAACAAAAAAAGCGATGGATAATGCCACGTGACTTAGATAATAAATAATATATGCTGTATATTATTTATAAGACATAATATGGATACGATATTACAATGTATAACGAAAAAATTGATTTAAATGTATTTTACTATCTATCTATAGTAGACAACATTAAATAAAATGGACAGTACTTTGGCAGTGAAAGCAGAGCAAATGGAAACAGCACCGCATATGGAAACAGCACCGCATATGGAAACAGCACCGCATATGGAAACAGCACCGCATATGGAAACCGCACCGCATATGGAAGCAGAGCATATGGAAGCAGAGCATATGGAACATAAAGCAATCGATAATAGCGTTGACGCTCAATTCTTAACAATAACTCAAAAAATAAATGCGTTTAAAACACAGATTGCGGAATTACAAAAATATATGACCTTATTAGAAAAAACAATTAAAAAAGAAAATAAGAGTAAGATGGTGCCGCTAGCGCCTACATTAGCAACGCCAGCGCCAGTATTAGCATTAGCAACGCCAGTATTAGCATTAGCAACGCCAGTATTAGCATTAGCAACGCCAGTATTAGCAACGCAAGCGCCAGCAGCGAAAACATCCAAGGCAAAGAAAAGCGGCAGTTTTGATATACCGGAATATATGTCAAAAGATTTGTGCGAGTTTTTACAAGTACCCTTTGTTGTCGCAGAAAATAGTGAACCTCTTCCACGCCAGCAAATGTCACGTTCCGAAGCAACAAAACGTATTTTAAACTATATCCAACAACAGCATTTACAAGATAAAGACGACCGTGTGAATATACTACCCGATGAAAAGTTAATAAAGTTGTTTAATTTGAATACTGCGAGCGATAAATTAACCTATTTTAATATTCATAAACATATTCACTATCATTTTACGACCTAATTACGTATTATCTTTATTTTCGTTGTGTTAGATAGATAATATATATTACATAATATATATTATAGAATGTCAACCACGAAATCCACTTGTAAAAACGTATTGTTGATTGACAACACGGTGCCACAAGCGCAACTTTTTTTCAACGCAGTGAATGTGGATACGTTTCCGATCTTTTATTCCTATAATACAACCCGCGCAGAACTTTTAGCAATACTTGAACAAAACTTTATAACAATTGACCGTCTTGGTCTTGTGTTTACAACGGAAGGCAGTGGACGACCTAAACGCTTTCTCGAGCAGTCGCCTTTTTTTACCGCGGCGGAAACAGCGACAGCGACAGCGACAAGCAGTCCATATAGCGTAAATGTCGAGTTTATTATCTCCCTCCTCCGCCAATTTCAAATAAAAAACATTGATTATTTAGCGTGCGCGACGCTCACTTATCCGGAGTGGAATAATTATTACGCGATTTTATCACGCGAAACCACCGCGATTGTCGGCGCCTCTAATGATAACACGGGTAATATACAATACGGCGGTGACTGGATTATGGAAAGCACGAGTGAAGATATTGAATTTATTTATTTTACCGAAAGCATTGAATATTATACGCATTTGCTGGACACGACTGGTTCTTCATTACTATTAATAGACAATAATTCTATTATATATGGCGGGGGGGGCAATTTTTTTGGAGAATTAGGTCCAGGTAATACTACCACTCCATATTTAACTTTAGTTCAAGCGTCAATAACTTACGGCAGTAAAACTCCATCATATATTGCGTTTGGAACAGGACATACCATCGTGTTAATGACCGATGGTACACTTTGGGGTACCGGAAGAAACGATTATGGACAATTAGGTAAAGGAAATAATAGTAATTCTAATGTTTTAACACAAGCAACTATCACCTATGGCACGAAAATACCGAAGTATGTTGCGTGCGGTGATGGAACAACTGTCGTCTTAATGACGGACGGCACGATTTATGGTACAGGAAAAAATGATGGCGGAATATTAGGCAAAGGAGATTTATCTAATTGTAATGTTTTCACGCCAGCAACTATCACCTATGGCAGTTCAATACCGAAATATATCTCGGTGAGTTATTCGAATTTAATTGTATTAATGAACGATGGTACCATTTATGCGACTGGAAGAAACGATTCGGGACAATTAGGAATTGGTATAACAATTAGTTTACCTACAGTTTATAATACTTTAACAAAAATGACAACACTGCCGGAAAAAACACCAAAATATATTTGTTCAAACGATTACACTAATTATATTTTAATGACGGACAACACTTTATATGCGGTAGGTGCGAATCAAAATGGTCAAGCGGGCGTGGGAATTACTGATACTTCATACAATACGTGGCAGTTATCAACAACCGTGCCAACTGGAAAAACAATAAAATATATGGCCGCAAATTGGGTTTATATACATTTATTAATGACGGATGGTACAGTTTATTCGTGCGGTACAAATAGTTTGGGACAATTTGGAAATGGAACGAGTAATAACACATATAGTTCTTTTACGCCAATGACAATGGGTGGAAACCTTGCACAATATATTTGTACGGGTAATCAAACGACATACATTTTAACGAGTAATGGTAATTTGTACGGAACTGGAGGAAACACTTCTGGTCAGTTAGTACAAAATAATCAATCAACATCATATAAAACATTAACATTATGTGCATCAAACGTTAAATCAATGATGAGTATGATGAATTTTACTGATTACCCGTGTTTTAAGAAGGATACGAAAATATTGACAAATAAAGGATATAAATTAATACAAGATTTACGTAAAGGTGATTTAGTAAACACCGTCTTACACGGGTACAAACCGATTGAAATGATTGGATATAGCATCATCTATCATCAAGGTGCGCGTGACCGCCGTAAAGATCAACTCTACGTATGTACCCCAGCACAGTATCCGGAGGTGGTAGAAGATGTAGTGTTGACGGGTTCGCACGCAATACTCGTTGACGAATTTACGGATGACCAACAACGCAATGAAACCAAAGAGGTACTTACCGATATTTTTTTAACGGATAATTATTATCGTTTACCGGCGTGTGTGGATGCGCGGACGCGGGTCTACGACCAACCCGGTACCTATACCATTTATCATCTGGCTTTACAGCACGAGAATTATTATATGAATTACGGGATTTATGCGAATGGGTTATTAGTCGAATCGTGTAGTCGGCGGTACATGAAAGAATGTTCGGGTATGAGGTTTGTCGAGTAAAATATATATTTTATAAAATATATATAAAATAAATAAAATAAAAGTATAATATTATTCGAGATATTTCAATGCTTTTAAAATGACTTGTTCTTGTTCGCTTAATTTTTGAAATACAATGACATCTGCCATATTAAGTTGAAACATCTGGTTCATCCGATTTTTACAAGTAATATGAATATCGTCTTTTATGCCTTTTATATTACAAATAATACCGCCATTTGTTAATTTAATCGCGTCGGGATTTTTTAAAGAAATCCAGCGGATATAACTACCGTATCTGATATGGTCTAAATCAATCACGTGTCGATATAATTTTAATTTGGCGTGTAAACCTTTTAGTTCATCTTTTGGGAGACGTAACTTTTGTAATATATCGTTTTTTTCTTTCGCAATTTGCGCATAATCTAAATCCACAATTGCTTCATTTGCTTCATTATTCAGTGCGTGTAATAATTTGCCAACATCCATTTGTATATATTTATATATGTATAAGTATATATATTTATAAGTATATATATTTATATATCATTAAAAAAATAAATTGATTGTAATTAGATATAAATATATATAGTATAATATAATTAGCGTCTAACTACGATGGAAGGCAAATTCATTTTACAAATCGTCGGAATTACGGAAGCGTTAATTAAACAATGTCCGTCATCTTATTTCCCCGAAAACAAGCAGAGTGCGGAAGCATATATTATAAGTGAAGATAAAACGGTATTGACGAATATTCCGTTTAGTGGTGGCAGTGATATGATAGTAGACGCAACTACCAATGCCTCGGTCTTGGTTGCGTATTGTCCGGAAGACCACGCGGATGCCGATGCTAGCAATAATACTATATGTAATACTATATCTAATAATGCCATAGTTAATATTCATACGCATACCGTGTTTCTCTCTATTCAACGCGACACAATAAGTCTCGGCGGCGGCAAATATGAAGAGCACGAACAAATTATTGGCATTAACCCCAAAATTGCGTATGAGATAATGGAAAGTGCGATTGAAAAAAATCTCATTTCGGCATTGCCGCCCGTAAAACAATTTAAACGGAATGTCGAAATGCGTCTTGAAGGGAAAATCGATTCGTGTTTTAGTTTTGTCGGTATTTGCGAGGATGATGTGCCTTTTATTATGGAAGTATTTAATGTGCCGTTTGCGGAACATAGTAACGAAAGTAATATAACGCGCGGAGCAGAAGAGGTAGTAAACGAAAGCGAAGAAGAAGAATATAATACCAAGATTGCTTATTATCCAGCGAAAAATACCGACAATACGCAAGCAATTCAACGAATTAAAGATTTAACGACGATTAAAAGCGAGTCCATTATCCGCTGTTTGTTAGGGTATGTCGTTGAACGCACGGATGTCGATTGTTTTAACTTTTCGACACATGATGCGGCATATCGCGCAGCAGTAAAAAATGCTATTGAAAACGGCGTAGATATTGTACCGTTGATGGTGTCGTGGACGAAAGAAGGTATTGCGTTTTTCGTGACCGACAAGTTACCGGTGGTTTACCCGCAATAAAAGTATAAATACTATAAATACTATAATTTATATTTATCCTCATTGCCCTTCCCCTTCTCATTCGCCTTATTTTTATTCATAAAGTCATTCGCAATTGTTTCGCCGACATTTTTAAGCATATTATCTTTCAAGTTTGGTAAAATATTAATAAGATAGGTTGAAAGGGCGTGCCCCCAATAAGCACACGTATGTCCTTGTACGTTGCCAATCAATTTCATAATTTGTTTAACAAAGACGTCGCAGTTGACCTTAAATAAGGTATCGGAGAGACAAGTTGTATTTTTTGTAATCACGGCACCGGGGGTAATATTGAGAATATCAAATTGCCCTTTATATTCTTGATAGATAGAATTGGCTTGATAGAATCCAAAAGCATTCGCGGCCTCATAGACGCTTAAATACGGCACACTAATTTCATTATCGAGGGTAATGCCAAACAAGAAATTGGGATGCATACATTGCGCCGTAATATTAATAAGGGCACTTTGTTTTTGCGCGTCTTCTTTACGGCGGAGAAAAGTCGGAATTGCCATATGCGTTAACCGACTTTGTACTAGCGTACCCGCCGCAATAACATCGCGAATATATTTCGGGTCCATCTCGTGATAAGGGTTCCATCCAATCCGATGCCCGATATTATTCACTAATATTGCTAAATTATCGCCAATTTCTGTAAAAACCGACGAAATGTCGTCAAAAAAATTATCGGCAAAAGCATTACGGAAATCTTTGTAGATGACTTTTGTTTTTATCAAAGGATAAACGGTCTTAATATGTTGAATCGTCTCATCCGTGCGTTTCGAACCAATTAAGAGTAAATTAAAACCGCGTTCAGCAAAAGCAGTTGCCATTTCGTATCCTTGTCCGCTAGAAGCGCCGGTAATAACGACCCAACTGTCGCTGCCATAGCGGTGAAGTAAATCTAATTCGGACGTAAAAAAGTATTTGCGGATGCCGTTGAAAGATGCGACAAGAAGTAGTAAGATTTGAAAAAGAATCAAGGCGAGCAAAAAGGAAGTGATGATAGACCTTGGTTTTGCCATTATTTTTAGGGTAGGGTGGGGTGGCGGTATATTATGCGACAATAATGTATAATCGGAGGTTTTACTTATTTCGTTTTACAATATAAATAAAATATACAAGTAAATAAAAACATTGAATGTTCGTATTTTTATTTACACTTCTTCTTCTTCTTCTTATCCTTGTCCTATTTTATTTTTTTCATCAAAATATATTATCGTATCTTAATATACACAATCTGTTTTATAAAATGCCACAATCACTGCCACAAAAAATGGTAGTATTTGATTTGGATGAAACGCTGGGTTGTTTTATTGAATTAGGCATTTTTTGGGATGCTTTGGAAAATTATTATAAGGATACGCTATCAGTAGATAAGTTTAATGAACTGCTTGATATTTTTCCCGAGTTTTTTCGTCCAAATATATTTAAAATACTTGATTTTGTACACCGAAAAAAAACTGCTAATAAATGTAATAAAATCATCATTTACACGAATAATCAAGGACCTACTTCGTGGGCGCAAATGATAAGCGAGTATTTTAATCATAAGTTAGGGTACAAAAAGATAGGTTGTAAATTATTTGATTTGATTATACCGGCATATATGGTCGGCGGTAAAATCGTCGAACCGAATCGAACGACACACGATAAATGTTTCGACGATTTGTTGCGATGTACTAAAATGCCAAAAACAACTGAAGTGTGTTTTGTCGATGATTTATATCATCCTTTAATGAAAACCAGTAATGTGTCTTATATCAATATTAAACCGTATCATTTTGCGATGCCGTTTGCGGATATGGCAACCCGATATTATGATAAAGTGGTCGCCAAAAGCAGTAGCAGTAGCAGCATGCCCGACAAAAACGATTTTATAGCGGATATAGTCAAGTTTATGAAACGGTATAATTATATCATCCCGCATAAAGGCGAAGAAGAGAAAAAAGACGATAAGCAAATGAGTAAGAGTTTGTTATCGCATTTAGAAGATTTTTTAAAAAAAGGGAGTATAAAAAATACACGCAAACAACGTATGATAAAATTAAAGAAAACCCGTACTAATCGAAAGATGCTCTAATATAAGATAAAAAAGGAAATATATATAGTGTATATATATACATTAATGCAAGGTTCTGGAAATCAACGTACCGAAGAATTAAATAATCGAATGTATTCTAGGAATATCCCATCCGGCAATTTACCACCCCAGTTTGGTATACGTCCCGTGTCGACCAAATACGCAATGATGCCAATCATAGATCGTCGTGCTATTCCTACGGTACCGCTACAACCGTCGCCGGTGTATAATACGCAAGTCACCTTTAATCCGGGTAATGCGGTAGGACCTTGGAGTGGATTTGTGGCAAAAGTCGATACCGAATCGACGCTACGTAATCAATTTTTTGCGCTTCAACGCGGGGCAAATCAAGCGTGTTATATCCCCCCGAAAAACAGTGATATGTATGAAGCATTCGTGCCGCCTTCAAATCGGGTAGAGCAACCTTTTCCAGATTTATTTGAAAAAACTACGTTTGAATTGTTTAATCCGTGTCACGAGATGCTCGGTAATGATTTTTTCAATAATTATACAAGACAACAGTTGCGAGAGATTAAGTAATTTTCGATGACATAAAAAAATGTATATAATTCGATTACATTATTTATTTATAATAACGAATAATGTAATGGAGGAAAATAATATTGCCGATAATGCCACCCACGCTAATGCTGCTGGTGCTGCTAATGCTGCTGCTAATGCTGCTGCTGGTGCTGCTGCTAATGCTGCTGCTGGTGCTGGTGCTGCCGATGAAAAAATACAAATACCGGTAAACGAAACGGAAACAGCATTACCATTTGAAATTGATTGTAGTGATACCAACCAAGTAACCCTTGCGTTTTTTACTAATCCGTCTTATTATAATACACTAAAACGTGCGAAAAAAGAAAAAATACCCAAAGACGATAAAAAACATCGAGAAGAAATTAAGTTTTATCGAAAACGTATATTGTCGCTCTTTAAAGATTTATTAAAAGAAGAACAGACCAGCGAAGAGCATAAGAATGAAGAATTATATGCGCCCATAATTAAGGAAACTCACGAGAGTTTTGTGAATATATGTATTAATCATTTTAAAATCATTGACAAAACCGATATTATTCAGGCACAATATGGCGCGATAGACGAAGATATCCTGAAGCATAATGGCGGACACGACAACGCGAATGACCTTGATAGTATGGACGATATTAATATTGATGGATTTACGGCAGATAATGTCAATCATATTATGATGAAAAAAAATATCAAAATCGCAAATCTAGATAATTATGTAACCATTATAAATGATCTCTCAGCAAATGATACGCGGGTTATTCCAATGAAGGTAGATATTGATTTAAGACAACCGAATTTAAAAACCAAAGGTGTGAAAACCAAAGTTAAAAAAAATAAAGCGATTTAGTTATTAATAGATGTGTTAATAATAGATGTGTTAATAATATATATAATATATATAGATAAAATATGCCGAAGACACATCGTAGGCGAAATGTATTGCGTCGAAAACGAAATAGAACAAGCGGTCGAAAGGTAACCACACGGCAAACGAAAATAAATAAAACTGTAAAATATACAAAAGGCAGCGGCACTAGCAGCACTAGCACTAGCGGTAGCAGCAATCCGACGAATAATAATGCGCGTAAAAACCAAAATGTAAAAAAGGTGCCTTGCGCGCCACGGCGAAAAGACCTGACTGATAAAACACAATTAGATAAGTTTACGTGTTATAGTAAACCTTCATTATTAAAAATGAGAGATTTATGGAATTTGCGGCATAGAGATAAACCTATCACCACCAATGATCCAAAAGAAATATGGCATCGATTAAAAGAAGCATTGAGTTCTGCGTGTGAAGCAGAATCGTGTTGGTTAAATCAAGAGTTTATTAAGAATAATTTAGATAATGAATTATTAGATTATACTTTTGCGCCCAAATCGCCCCCTAAATGGAAAGAAGACCATACTACGTGGTTAAATAGTCTGGATATTGAAAAAGTGATGAAACAGTATGAACATACGTATCCCGAGTTTCGTTTTATTGGTCCTACGCCGATTGATTTCGACAAACGTATCAGCGACAATACGTGTGTATGGAATGATTTATGTAATTTTGATTTAGTAAAGTTTAAAAATAAAAAGGTAACTAAAATCGGCATTATATTCAATACTGACCCGCACACAAAAGGCGGCGCGCATTGGATTGCGATGTTTATTAATATTACGGCAGGATTTATTTTCTTTTTTGATAGTAACGGATTTGAAGAAACGAAAGAGATTAAAAAGTTTGTGGACCGTATTCTTACTCAAGCAGCAAAAATGAACCCGCCTTTAAAACTCGATTTTATTAACAACAAATCGTTTCGTCACCAAGAAGGCAATACCGAATGCGGGATGTATTCCTTGTTTTTTATTATTTCCTTGCTGACGGAAACGAAAAAATATTCTTTTTTCAAAACAACTAAAATCACCGATAAAGATATGGAACATCTGCGGGATGTGTATTATAATAGTGTTTAACCCAAAATATATATTAGCATAAAAGATATTAGCATAAAAGATATTACCCTAATTAGAATATAAAAATATCGTCCATATTTTTATATTAGATAATATGGAACAATATTCCGCAAATAACACCTTAGTTCATAAATTTGAATCAAGTGATAATAAATTCATCTTATGGCGGTTAATGATGGATAATGATATGTTTTCTGAACTACCGCAAAAAGGTTTTGCCTTGATTAAAGACGAATTTGAAAAGACAATTCGTCAATTAAAAACATATGTAAAAAGCGGGGATACGTTAGTAGAATTAAATAAAAAGGTCATTCGGGAAATGGTGCTTTTTATATCGAAACAGAAAACGGCACCGGCGACGGTAAGAGCAACAGCAACCGCAGTTGAGTTAGATGAACTACAACCGCACGGTATGAAACAAATCTATAATGCGGCGGATATAACCGAGCAGCGACAAAAAGTATTTAATAACCAATTACAGACAAAACAAAAAGAATTTGAAAAATTAATCAGCACGAAAACGCCGGACACAATTGATTTTTCGGACCAGACGATAGATACTCCGATTGGTAGTGAAATGGATAAAATGCTATCGGCCGCAATCGCATTTCGTGAAAAACAATTGAATCTTGTAATGGAAACTCAACCACAAGATAAAAAAAAGGTAAATGAATGGTTGAATAAAAGCGAACCGGCACATGCAGCACAAGCAGCACAAGCACCAGCACCAGCACAAGCACAGGCACCAGCACAAGCAGCAAAACAAAATCTCTCTAATATTCATTTAAAAATTGGTGATTCGGTCCCATTAAACGACCGAGAAGTTATTAATGCTAATAATGCTAATAATGCTAATGCTAATGCTAATGCTAATGCTAATGCTCTGCGCCCAACGCCAATACATAACAAACGTGTAAGTTTTCAAGAAGATACATATAATAATAATAATAAAGACACAATTATGATAAATATGTTACAAGAAATAATGTATAAACAAAACCAAATATTAGAAATACTTTCTTATCATAAATAAAAAATAGTCCTTAATGGACTATTCTTTTTCTACCTACTTTTTTACGAAAGGATTTTACCTATTTTTTATATTTTTTTATATGTATTTTTTTTTTATATATAAACAACACAAGTTTTATTTTTTTTAAAAGTCAGAGTAGCAGTGCGAGTAGCGGTGCGAGTAGCGTCGTTCACGTTCAATGTTGCGTGCATTATAGCGGAATTGACCGACACGTATGAACATCAGCGAGGCAGCTAAAACGCCCATACAATAGGTGTCCGCCTTGGCGATAGGGTTTTGTTCCATTTCGTCGTAGATACGGTTGATACATAAAAACTGATCCTCGCCTTCTGGCTGTAATAAGTAGGTTGCTAATTCCGGTCTCACGACGATATTATCAAATAATGCCGTCGCAAAGATTACCTTGCTAACGCCTTCGGACTCCAAGACGAGATTGATATACTTCTGTACATTATCCATTAATATTAAGTAGGGCGGGTCTTCTTCACACGAAGGTCTCACATAAACGTCGACTTCTTCACAACAAGTGTTCTTGACTTCTTCACAAGCGTTCATTTTCGTTTTTTTTGGCGGTGTATCGTAATTTGCGTCTTGAGTTTTACCTTTTATTTTATAATAAAAAGTAATTCAATTTTTTTCCATTTCTTGCTCTCTCCGCGTTTAACTATTCATTACCTTAAATATTATTCATAAACAAATAAAAAAAAAAATAGTCCCTAATGGACTACTTTTTTTTACTAACTACTTTTTTACGAGAGGGTTTTACCTAATTTTTTTTATGTTTTTTATGTTTTTTTATGTTTTTTTTTATATACAAGAGTTTTTTTTATATATTTTAAGAGAATTGGGCGTCGATTTTTGCTAGTTCGCAATAGTGGCAATAATAGTAACAATATTTATCGTTTTCATAATCAAACGCTTCACCGCAACGGTCACATCGTTTGTTAGGAAGGTCATCACCATCGCACTCCGCACTGTATACGTCGATAATGAATTGACCGCGTTGGAGGTAATCTACTAAATCGGTGCGAATCGCTTTGTATTCTTTGTGGACTTTTGCGATAACGTGTTGGTCTAATGCGATGAAAACTTTATAACATTCTATAAATAAATAATGCTGTGCTGGTTCAAGCAATAATTCTTTTAAAATTAGTTCCTCCGAAAATAACCACTGGACCATTTCAACTAATTCGTCGATGGCATAAACGGGAACATCGTTGATAATGAACTTATTGATTTGGTCTAAATACGACAACATCGAGATATGAAACTCGGGATAATCTTCGTCGTCCATGTCGTAACCATCCGCGCCAGCAGGAGCAGGAGCAGCATCAGCAGGAGCAGCAGGAGCAGCGCCAGCAGGTGCAGCGCCAGCAGGTGCAGCGCCAGCAGGAGCAGCATGTGCCGCTTCCGCTACCACAAAACGTTCCGCCACTGCTGCCATGCGTCTAAAGCGTTCCGCCGCTTCCGCACGTTCTGCCTCGAGTGCAGCAGCAGCATTTCCCACGTGATTTTTCAAGATGCGTCCGTTTTCTAATAACACATCGATTTCGTCACACACCGACATAAAGCGGTCATTTTCTTGCGCAACGACATTCTCACGGAACTCGACCATTTTTTTGGAAAATGTATTAAAGAAGGCATTCAATTCGGGGTCAAGCAAAGCAATTTTGTGTTGTGGACTATTTAAAATACACTCATAAAGGTCTGCCAGCATCTCTACCCGTTCTTCGCTTTTCCAACACTTGTTTTCATCCATAAAGTCTAAACAAAAGCATCTTATCATTTGTTTAAACTCTTTTGTAGCATTCGCCTGAGCATTCACCTCAGCATTCGCATTGGCATTCGCCTGAGCATTGGCATTCATATTAACATCGTTCATCATCTTCGGTTTAAATCGCAGTACTTCAAGTGGCACAAGGGTTAAATGTTTTTTCATAATAAAAAGTAATTCAATTTTTTTCATTTATCCTGCGGCAGCATAGGTTTCACTATTAACATTATAAATCTCTCTACATTTGCTAATTCATTCTTATAAACACCTTTGAATAATTATGTGTAGAGAGATTTTATATAAACACAATTTTATAATTCTTTTTACCGTCTTTATCGGTAATAATTTCTAAATCTGCGACCTTGATTGGATTGCCGGCAAGATAACTATCCTGCGTGTATATTTCGTTCGTCTTTTCATTCAAGGCATAGGGCATACCATCAAACTCAATATCTTTTGCTTTCCACGTCACGCCTTTTTTATTTTTCGCCACCATTTCATCACTCGCTTGATCATTTATTGACGGTCCATATGCGGCTTTAGACGCATCACTTGACCCAAATGTAAAACACTGTAATTTTTCCTTTTTGTTCGAGTTTACGTGTAACGCACAATCAATCGATGCTTCTTTTACTGCCCGTAAAATATTCTGTGAGATTTCTTCTTTAATCGTAGCAATTTCAAATAAAGTTTCGTCAGTCGTGACGGGCGTACGATCATCTTTCCGACTTTTATCGTGGATACGTAACGCAAGTGTATCGTCGCTTTTCAAAAGTTTTTCAGAAAGCGTCATTAAATACAAGAATACGGTGACTGTTTGTAATTCTTTCGGCAACGATTGATGACTACAAATACGTCGAGCGCGTCCAATGACTTGCTCAATACGCACCGGATGCCAATAGGGTTCAGTAATGTGTACATAACGCACGTTTTTCAAAGAAATACCTTCCGCACCGGAAGAAGTAATCATTAATATCTTAATAATTTCGCCGAGATTGTTGTTGGGCGCTATTTCTTTTAATTTTCGGAGAATAGATTCCGGCACATATTTCCAATCACTGTTCAAGATATTTCGTATAATTTCTTTCTCTTCTGGCGTTTCTGTACCGGTATATAACGCAAATTTAGGTTTACGCAAATCCTCTGCCGGCATATTTAAGGTCCACGTTTCGCCGACCCGTTTAATTTTAAATTGCGCAAACCCATTTGTTTCGAAAATTAATTTTAAGACGCCAATCCCTTCAATGGCGCGAAATTGACTGTATATTAAATGTATGCCGGCATGTGCCTCATCTTGTACATTTTCGAGTATATTTAAAAACTTTGGACTATAGACTTCTAATGCCTCGGGTGTTAAATATTTATCTCTGTCCTCGGATAAACGTTTCAGGGCGTTTTGAATACGGTCTTTATAGGACATCCCCCCCGTCACCTCGGCAGCAGCGCCCTCACCTTCTTCATCTTCGCCAAATGCTTCATCTTCGCCAAATGCTTCATCTTCGCCAAATGCTTCATCGCGGTTCTTTTTTTCAGTCGAGGAAACCGCATCTACGGTATCTTCATTCACGCCTTCGGCATTAATTGCGTCCGCCAAATTTAATTCTTCGCCGGGTTTATTTTTTTTATCTGGCATAGGACGAACGATCGTCGGTCTCGGAAAAACAAAATTACAAAAGGCCCGCGAAAAAATACGGTACGTCGATGTCGTTTGTTCGTATAAATTATCCGTCGGTTTTGCTTGTACATTTTTCTTTTTTGCATTACGTTTTTCTTGATTACGTTCTTGTACCCGCGCTTCTTCATAAATGGTAAATTGAAAATCGCTCATAGGTATGCGAATAATTTGAAAGTCTGCTGGATTTTCTTTCGCGTACCGCGGCATTAACCCTTCTTGCGCACTACGAAAATACGAGTTTAATCCTAAAATACGCCGCTTAAATATATTCGTGCCTTTCATCGTGCCATCCGCATCAATAAAAAAAGTTTTGAATTCGTCTAAGGTATCCGGTAATGCTTTATACTCGTTTTTCGAAACACCGTTGGGTTGGATTTGAATATTATTTTTCAAGAGTATTGCCGTGACGAGTTCGATAAACTTTTCGTCGCTAATTTCGCCGCGTTCTCCGATTTCTAATTTCACGCCGGCATAGGTTTCTGCCGCGGCCGCCCCCGCTGCTGCGCTTGTCCCCGCTGCCGCATTCATCGTGTTTACAAATCCAAACGGATTGCGGGTAATAACTAACGTCGTTGACGCAGATTTATAATCGATTAAATCCATTACATTTCCGCCGCTGACGACGAGCGGGGTAGGTTTAAATAAAGATTGTAAATAATCCGTATTAATTTTCCGTTGTTCCATAATATTTAATTTAAAAGACCAACTGGTGATATATCCACGCAACATATTGAATAAAATCGCAATTTCATTCGGGTAGTTAATAATCGGTGTACCGGTTAACAGAATGATTTTCGCATTTTTTGCGCGCATAAGTAAATTGTATAATTTCGTGGCAATCGAAACCTTTTTTTTACCGAGTTTATTGACAATACGACTCACTAAATTATGTGCTTCATCGACAATCACGACCGCATTGTCAAATGGATTAATCTTATCGTTTTTAGTTAATTCGAGTACACTTGTCATACGTAACCCGTTATAATTAATAAACTTGTATTTATGTAATATCATTTCGTCGATTTGTGCGTCGATTTTACGTTTATTTTCGGTAGTTAAAGCATCGTAATTTGAAGGTTTTGACATATTTACTAACCACGCACCGCTGTTTTTGCGAATCGTTTCAATGGTAAGCGACAGTACATTAGATAAAGATTCAATTAAATCGGTTTCGGTGTCGGCCACGTCAATAAACTCCCAGAATTGATTTTTTCGATATAGCATATCGCCGCATTTTTTCAATTCTTCGCGGTAGTTTACTTGAAGCGACGCCGGCGTCATTACAATCACCCGTTTACTTGTTTTCATACCCTCCGCAATCGCAATGGAAGAACACGTTTTTCCAGAACCTAACCCGTGATAAAGCAATAATCCACGGTAGGGGGTATACAAATTCAAGTAATCACGCACGATTTGTTGATGCGTCATCAATGAAAACTCGTTACTGTCGCTGTCGCCGGAGGGACACGTTGCTGGTTTCGCTGCTTCTGCTGCTAGATTCTTTTTATATTTATTAAAAAAAGACGACATAAAACTAACGAAAATCTCTCGGTTATTCATATAATACGATGAAATCGGAATAGTTATCGGTTGATCTTTCTTCTTTTTTAACCGTGTGTTAATATCGGTGTCGCCAATACGCAGCATAGTCAAGGGTCCTTCTTTCACGCCAACCGCAGGTTTTTTCGTACGGCGCACGACTTTGGTTTTGACTGGCGGCGGCGGCGGCGCAGCGACTGCCACGTCCTCCTCCTGTGCCGCCGGCACGCCAACGACGGGACCCGGTTGAATCGTAATTTTGGGTTTTTTAATAATCTTTTTTGTGAGAGGCGGAGCAGGTAACACTCGCGCTGGCGCAGCAGCAGCAGCAGCAGCAGGTACAGCAGCAGGCACAGGCGCAGCCGCAGTTACAGGCAGCGCAGGCAAAACCCTCGCCTTTACAGGCACAGGCACTGCAGGCACGGCAGGCACAGCAGCAGCAGGTACAGGCGCAGCAGGCACAGGCGCAGCAGCGGGCGCCGCCGCCGTCGTATCGACGATATGTTTTTTTTGAAACGTTTTCATAAATGTCTTTCTATCAAAATTCGCGGTTTGCGTTTCATCTATTATTTTCGTTTTAATAGCAATGCCTTCTTTTTGTGCTAATGCGGCAGGTATTTTAATTACCACCGGTTGTTTTACTTTTGCCGGTTTATTAATTTTTAATTGTTCTAAAAGAGGATTCATTGCCGTCTATATATACCATATTTAAAAAAGTTTATTATAAATAACCGATGATTTCATACATTAACAACACGGTCAATCGCATTGATGGCAAGTTCGCTGGCAATTTGTTCCGCCTTCTTTTTAATTTTATGTAATCCACTGCCAAGGAACACAAACACAAACGATTTTACTAATAATTCTTCTTGTATTTTCGCAAAAGAACCATATTTACTAAACGGCACGCTATCTTCAATTTTCATTTGATGTAATGGTTTCCCTAAACATAAATACACGCCCATTTCATATCCTTGCTCGACATCGTGACGAATTTCCAAATAATCAGGTGTCGTTTTAAACTCTTTCTGTATTTTGACCTGAAGAATGTTTTTAAAATTGTCATCCGTATTAATAATTTTAATCCAATCTACGTGTGCTTCAAATACATTCTCAACAAAGATTTGCGCCATTTGGAATCCCGGACCTGTGACAAACACGTTTTTAAACCACCCATCTTCATCTGTGACCGAAATCTTATTAAAATCGAGGAAAAGCGCACCAATAAATGCCTCGAATAAACAACCCAACTTTTTCAAATTGATTCGTATTTTCTTTTCCTCGGCATATTTAGAAATAATCAACCATTTGTTAATATGCATATCATATGCCAATTTTCCAATATGTTCATTCTTAACTAACGCAATTTTCTTTTCCGTCATAAATCCTTCGTCGGCTTTAGGAAAACGCCGATAGAGATAATATTTCGTAATCAATTCTAAAACGCCATCCCCGATAAACTCCAACCGTTCATTGGATTTCGTCTTTAGAGACATACAATTCGTCGGGCACGGCATCAGCGTAATATTGTGCGTTGTATTTTCCATTTGGGGGCGTTTAGTATATGAACTATGAACAAACGCGCGTTTATACAGTTCCAAATTATGGACGGGCGCATTAATACCATAGCGTTTAAGAATAGATTGAACGTCATTCAATGTAATCTCACTATTTTCCGGATTAAACGGATTAAATATTAAGGCATCGCCGCATTTAGTCACATCGCCATCTTGCATAATTGATTTTAAATCATCTGCGTCCGTTTTCGTTTTCATATTAGGGCACTCCATTGAACTATATTTAGAATATATGAACTTTTGTTTAACCTCTTTTAAAATCAATTTTATGATTATATATACCATAAATAAAATATATACCATAAATAAAATATATTATTATAGTATATAAAAATGGCTGGTGGAAAACGTGTTACTATGCGAGCATCCTTAACAAATCAGACAAACACATCGGGTGGTGTGAAAAAGCAAGGTTTACCTTCAACGGTTGGTGTAGACGCCTCGGTTAGCAATGTGTACCGCAAGAGAGTTGGGTGTCCGTGCCCGTTCATTATAAGCACAACGAAATCGTGCTCTTACATTGGTCGGCGTGCTAGAGGTCGTCGATGCTAAACACTGTATATATGTAATAAGTATATATGTAATAAGTTTATATGTAATAAGTATATATTTCGAAAACAATTTAATCACAACTGTTTAATAACCATTAACCAATAATGCTTATTAAATTAGACTGCCGCGAAACCAAGTTATTTCAATTATGTACAGCATTAAATGACGAGGTAAAACCACACACTTTAATCAGCGAAAATCTACCTTTAGGCGATGCTATTATATATGATGCGGCAGGCAAAGAGAAAATCATCATTGAACGAAAAAGTTTAAACGATTTAGCATCGAGTATTCGCGACGGACGTTATACGGAACAGGGTTACCGTCTAAATCAATGCGATATACATAATCACCATATTTATTATGTTGTTGAAGGGGATTTAAGATATTACCGCCCTTTTAAAGGAATGCCCGATAAAAAATCTCTCCTCTCGGCAATGGTGAGCATTAGTTATTTCAAAGGTTTCTCACTCTATCGTACAAATACTTTAGAAGAAACTGCCGAATGGATTTTACATTTTGCGACCAAATTACAAAAAGAAGGAACTGCGACCTTACCTTATTATCATAAGAAAGGTTCTTCGCCCGACGAATGTGTTAAGGCGGCGGCAGCAGAGGACACTGGTGCTAGTGCTGACGCTAGTGCTAGTGCTAGTGCTGCTGACGCTGGTGCCGCCTACATTGAAGCAATGGCAAAACGCACTAAGAAAGAAAACATTACGCCCGACAATATCGGAGAGATTATGTTATCGCAAATCCCGAACGTAAGTTGTGCTTCCGCAATGGCAATTATGCGTAAGTTTAGGACAATGTATGCTTTAATGGACGCAATGCGGCAAGACGCCACCGCATTAAACGATATTACCGTATCAAATAAAAACGGACAAGCAAAAAAACTGACAAAACCGTGTATAAATAATATATATCATTATTTATTAAAACCGACGACAATTACCGTAGAAACATAAAAAAAATTAGAACATATAATATATAATAAATATATAATGAGTTCTGATACAATATATAAATCTATTGGTTTTTTTGTGGCAATATTAGCATTTATTTATATTGTCACCAATGTTATTAAGTTTCAGACGAAAATTATTGAAGGTAATACTCTTCGGGAGGAGACTGCTGCTGAAAACAAACCAATGACAGAGGCAGAGAAAGCGAAAGCAGATGCTTCAAAGGATCAAGAAAAACGTGATAAAGATATCGCAAGTGCGGTAGATAGTACTAGCACAAGACGAAAAGAGTTAGTTGAAATTTTAAATACATCAAAATATAAAGAGAATTATGATGATATTTTGTATAATGTATACAAAAGTATTCAATTGAAACTAATTGATGAAATTGTTGTTAATGCCAATGACATATCTTATCCGCGTGCGAATGATTCTGCCGGATTTAAAGCTATGGAAAATTGTAACACAATGAATACATTTTTAACCACCTTAAACTCGGCATCGGATATCTTGGGCAAGATGAAATAAACCTGCCTCGTGTGGTAAGATGAAATAAACCTGCCTCGTGTGGTAAGATGAAATAAACCTGCCTCGTGCGTTTATACCAAATGTCCTAGTATCGCATCTGCGATTTTTGCCGACCCCGTTTCTGACGGTTCAATTTTCGAATTAAAATCTTCGGTCGCAGTTACAATTCCGTAGATATCAATAATCGGTATACCACTTTTTTCGAGTAAAATGGTATTCCATTGCTTTAACATCGTCGTAATAAGCATATTATCTTTATAAGTATACGGACAATATAAATTTAACATTGCGATTTTACACGCCGGAAACTTTTGTTTAATTTTCTCTATTAATTCTGTACAATCTCTCATCACGGGTTCAACTTCTTTTTTTTCAATCAAATCGTTTCCGCCAATAGAGAGAATAATTGTCGTGTCTTCATTATTGAATTTATTCGGGATGTTATTTAAAGTGAAATGTACAGTTTCAATAGTCGCTTCATCTCTCGCATAATTATATGTATTTCCAATACTTTTTTTCACAAAGTCTTCGACCGAATATCCCGATTTAACATATGATTTATTCTCGAGAATACTATCCCCGAGTAATATAACCGTTTGATTTTTCGTAAACCCTTCTGCTGCGGATTTGTTCGGTCGTTGTTGCTGGATAACAACATACTTAACCCCGACAAATAGTCCATATACAATAATTAAAAATGTTACCCAATAGAGTATCCAAGGGATGAAGACCTTAAACGAGAATAAAGATAATATATGTTTAGACCGTTTCATATATATATATTATCTGGAGAGATATTTACCTTTTCACACCGTTACCTATTGACTTCATTATCCTTATAATATCCCGCATCAATTAACGAATCGGTATATTTTGCGCCGCCCCAATGGTCGTCCATTGGATTTGGACTAACACTGCTATTCGACCGAAACATTTTATCAAGTGGCGTATCTAATCCAATATATTGATTTTGCTGGTCAAATGCGGGGTAACTATTTTGGTTATAAGGAATATCCGTGCGGGTCGGATCAAATTGGGTCGGGTCGGACAATACTTTGCCGCTGCCGCCGAGGATAATGCCGGCACTATTATCAACACCCGTTTTACAACCGCTAGGCGGTAATTCCGCACCAGAACCGATGATAGGCACTTCTTGAGGCGGCGGCATTATTTGCGAATTTAAAACTAAATTCGGCAATCCGCCCATTAAATTAGTGGGACTTGGGCGGGCCTTATACACGGATTCGCCTTGGGCGTCAAATGAATGCTGGAGGTATAGAATAGGACATAATATACCTTGACTGCGTTGCCATTCCGTAAACTCGATGTATTCTTCTAAATTAGCGAATTTAATGGGATTGACGCCGGGTATTTCCGCTCGCTTGGTATTGTATAGAAACATTTCGCTGCCTTTTTGAATAAGCACATCTGGGCAATTCTCGGCAGTTTTTAATTTAGGTTCAAAGGATTCCATATTATTCGTGTGCGTGATAAAATAGAGACCCAACAAAAATACAATTACTATCGAAATTATTTTATACATGTATATATTAAAATACATATTTTAATCTATTTTAATCTATTTTAATCTATTTTAATCTATTTTAATCTATTTTAATCTCTAAATAATATATAATGAAAAACAAAGGTCATCTTGTTATTGCACATATTAACGAGAAGGTGATATCTGACCCCAAAGAGGTGGTGGATATGTATAATTCGGGTACGTCCATGTTTGTTAAATTTTACGCCGATTGGTGTGGGCATTGTATACAACTGGCGCCCATATGGGATAAATTTGAACGGATTATGAAAAAAAAATACAGCAACACAAAAATGGCAGTAGTTTCGTTTGAAGAATCGTCTATTAAAAAAATGTTAAATGATAAAAGCACGGATAATAATGCGGAGGCGTTTAAAACCCAATTGAAAAAAAACGTCAATGGGTTCCCGACGATTGGTTTTTTTAAAAATAAAGAGTTTATTCCTTTTACAGGCGAACGAACTATTAAAGGTATGTTTCGGTTTATTAAAGATAATCTGCGTACAAATACTACACAAAAAGGCGGTAAACGTAGTAATGGTAAACATAAACGTAGTAATAGTAAACATAAACGCACGATGCGTAAACATAAACGCAGTAATACTAAACGCACGATGCGTAAATAAACATCTATTGAATAGGCACCGGTATAAAATATAATATATTAAGTATTATATAGTATATTATATAGTATATTATATAGTATCAATGGGCAAAGGCGGAAAAAGTTCAAGCAGTAGCGGAAAAAGTTCAAGCAGCAGCGGAAAAAGTTCAAGCAGCAGCGGAAGAGGTTTAGGCGGCATTGGTGGGTCAGGTATTTTCGGACATGTTGGTGTTGGCACTAGCATTCAATGTCAGGCAGAGGATACCTCGTTGTATTGCCAATTTATGAAGGTTATGAATGTCATATTTATGGTATTTGCGTTATGTTATATACTTTATATTTTATACATTTTTGTATTTAAGGGTGTTTTTAGTAAAAAATATTAATATGATGGTATAATATAATGCCGAAAACAAGAAAAACAATGAAAAGAAAAACAATGAAAAAAAGGTGGGGTGGAGCGTCGAAAACATCCAAATCAAAACAAAAACAACATACAGCACCTATGGTAGGTAAACCCCAAAAATCAATTAGTATGAAAGCATTCTTAGCAATGTTTAATGCTCTCGATGTTAACCCACCACCACAACCACCACCACCACCACCACAACCACCACAACCACCACCACAAGTAAAAGACGAGATGGATATGTTGGCAGACAAGATGGAAAACGTATGTACAAACAGTTCAAGACCTGCTGCTAAAATCGCAAATGTAAGATTAAGTAATTCATTTAAACCTAAACCACTAAAAAATGTAACACTAAAACATTTAAACCATTTTAAAAAAAATAAATAAAACACGCTCTCTATTTCCACGTCGTTTTTTTCGTGCTGCCGTGACCATATTTATATTTTCGTCGAGCTTTAGACGCCAATATAAACGCCTTTTTTTTCGGGTCACATCCTTTTTTAATAATATCAAAATCAACGGCCGCTGCCTTCCCTGCCGTGATTGAACTCGCCAAACGTGCTAAACCCCAAGATTGTGCCGTTTGATTTGGGCGAGACCCCGACGAAAAATACGCGCCTTCGCCTTTTTTTACAATATGGTTTAATGCTTCTAGCGTACACCCCGTTTTTTCTGCCAATTCTTTATTTGGTGTTAAATTCGTTATACCGTAGATTTGCCGTGCGTGGAGGAGATGTTTTGAGGGTTTGCTTTTATACGAGGGTACGCGTTTGCGGGTATAATATTGCTGGTTCTTATATAATTTTTTCGATTTCAGTAACATTTGAACTTGTTTTTTTTTATCTTTTCTAGTTAATTTCTTCGGTAAATAGCGAAGCGGAAACCGTAGCGGGTTCATTCGTTTGATATATAATGATATATAAATAATAATTTTTTATCATTATATATTATTCCTTAAAATTGATTTATAATTTTCTACATCAGTAGAGTATAACAACCAACGTTCTATTCCCTTCAACAAAATGACGACGACGACGACTGACTCGACAAACCCTTCTTTCCGTTTATTATCATTCAATACGGCCGATAATGCTGCTGCTGACGGTTTCTCGCATAAAGAGTTTACAATTCAAATGTTTGGCGTGAATGAACGAGGACAAACAGTTTCCCTTTTTGTGAAAGGGTATCAACCGTTCTTCTACGTTCAAGTCGGCGAGCATTGGACCGAGAGTGAAAAAGTGCGGTTCGACGCACAAATTGCGGGTGATGTCGGCGAACAAATTGCGTCCGCGATTCATTCGACGAAACTCATTAAACGTAAAAAATTATATGGATTTGATGGCGGTAAATTATACAATTTTGTTCAACTGAATTTCTTGAATGAAACCGCAATGAAAAAAGTAAAAGGGTTATGGTATTCATCATCCTCGGGAGCGGGGGGAGGCGAGTATCGTCTTAATCCGGCAGGGTACCTTTTCGAAGAAACCGAGCAGACGGTTTTATACGAAGCACAAATCCCGTCGCTATTGCGTTTCTTCCATATTAAAGAAATCAGTCCATCGGGGTGGATTGAACTACCATCGAATAAAATCAAAAAACTCGTAAAGAAAACCACGTCGTGTACGTACGAGTATAATATTCATTTCGATGATATTATACCATTACCGCATAAAGAGAAAATCGTGCCGTATAAAATATGTAGTTTTGATATTGAGGCTAGCAGTAGTCACGGCGATTTCCCGCTGCCAGTAAAAAATTATAAAAAACTTGCCACGAATATGGTCGATGTCTGTAAACAACAAAATACATATACGCCCGACTTATTGCGGCAAATCATTCTTACGGCATTTGGGTTTGAAACGGTCGATAATGTAGATAAAGTCTATCCTATCATCCCCGTCACTGACCGGTCATTACTTGAAGAAACTTTTACGACGTGGATTAAAATTAAACCGGTCAATTATAAAACGGACCACTTAGAAACAGACCTCGGGTTGAGTGAAGTTTTCGGCGCCAACCGCAATAATAATAATAATAATAATAACAAGCGCGGCAGCGGCGGCAGCGGCGGCAACAACGAGAATAGTGATAGGGAAGACGAGGAAGAGGAAGAAGAGGGGGATGAGGATGTCGTAGATGAAGGTACTGCGGCAGCAAGTGATATGGAAAAATTATTTAATTGGCGTAATGTTAAACCCAAAACCAAGACGTATACAAAACGTGGCACCATCCTCGATTTGCTGTTGGACGCAGATGAAACCCGTGAAACGAAATTACTTGAATTGACGCGTACATTGACCGCATCGTTCCCGCAATTAGAAGGCGATAATGTCACCTTTATTGGTTCAACCTTTCTGCGTTACGGGGATGAAAAACCTTACTTAAATCACTGTATTGTCCGCGACACGTGTAATGCTTTACCGAATGCGGTGATTGAAACTTATAAAACCGAGAAAGAAGTTTTGCTGGCGTGGACGGAGTTGATTCAAAGAGAAGATCCGGATATCGTCATTGGTTACAACATTTTTGGTTTTGATTACCAGTTTATGTATTTACGCGCAAAAGAACTCAAATGCGAACGACCTTTCCTCCGGTTATCGCGTAATAAAAACGAAATATGTTTGAAACGGGATTGGCGCACCGGCAAAGAAGGATTAGAAGAAAATACCCTCGTGATTGCGAGCGGGCAACACGATTTAAAATTCGCCAAAATGACAGGGCGACTACAAATTGATATGTACAATTATTTACGCCGCGACTATCAATTGACCCAGTATAAACTAGACTATGTCTCGGGATATTTTATTGGCGATGGCGTAAAAAAACTCGAATACAGCACGGGTGCTGGTGCTGCTGGTGCTGGTGCTGGTGCTGGTGCCGCTGGTGCTGCTGCTAGTGCTGCCGCTGGTGCCGCTGCTGGTGCTGCCGCCGCGACATATTATACCAAAGTGTTTAGTAAAAACTTGACGGGATTAGAAGTCGGTAGTTATATAAACTTTGAAGAAGAAGCGCATTCGGTTGATGCGTATAAGAACGGGCAAAAGTTCGAAGTATTAGACGTCGATTATGCGAATGGCACTTTTATGATTGCCGGCAAAGAAACGCCAGATTTGCTTACAAAGAAGGTGCGCTGGGGATTAGCAAAAGACGATGTCACCCCGCAAGATATTTTCCGTATGACAAATGAAGGACCGGCCGAACGTGCGGTCATTGCGAAATATTGTATTCAAGATTGTAACCTCGTACACCATTTAATGCGAAAAATCGATGTGATGACCGATTATAGCGAAATGGCATCTTTGTGTAGTGTGCCGATGGACTTTCTTGTGATGCGGGGGCAAAGCATTAAATTAACCAGTTATATTGCGAAAAAGTGCCGCGCGAAAGGCACGTTAATGCCTGTCATTGAAAAGTCAATGGACGATGAAGGGTATGAAGGTGCGACGGTGCTCGACCCGAAATGTAATTTATATTTGGATGACCCCGTCGCGTGTCTGGATTATGCCGGTCTCTATCCATCCTCAATGATTAGCGACAACATATCGCACGATAGTAAAGTGTGGACGCGCGAATATGATTTGGCGGGTAAGGTATTAAAAGAGACGGGCGAAAAAGACATAGTCACCGGAAAATATACATATGACCAACTGCCGGGGTATGAATACGTGGATATTACATATAATACTTACAAATGGCAGCGTAAAAACGGTAATCCCAAAGCCGGTATGGAAAAAATCAAGGTCGGGTCCAAGGTGTGCCGGTTCGCCCAGTTTCCAATCGAGAAGACAACGGGCAAACCGGGACGGGCAGTGATGCCGGCAATTTTAGAAGAATTGCTCGCCGCGCGAAAGGCCACACGTAAACTGATTCCCGAGCAGAAAGACGAGTTTATGAAAAACATTCTCGAAAAACGCCAACTCAGTATTAAAGTCACCGCAAATTCATTGTACGGGCAAACGGGCGCGAAAACAAGTTCCTTTTATGAGAAAGATTGTGCGGCATCGACGACGGCAATTGGTCGTAAACTCTTGACATATGCGAAACGTGTCGTCGAAGAAGCATACGCGGACGCGGTTGTGCCGACCAAAGAACACGGAATGGTGCGCACAAATGCGGAATACGTCTATGGCGACACGGATTCAGTGTTCTTTAAATTTAATTTGACGGAGATGGATGGGACGCCGATTAAAGGACAAAAAGCACTTGCACTGACGATTGAATTGGCGCAGCAAGCCGGTGTACTCGCGTCAAAGTTTTTAAAGAACCCGCACGATTTAGAGTATGAAAAGACGTTCCTCCCCTTTTGCTTGTTATCGAAAAAACGTTATGTCGGTATGTTATACGAAGACGACCCGACGAAATGTAAACGCAAATCGATGGGGATTGTATTAAAACGCCGCGACAATGCGCCAATTGTAAAAGACATTTATGGCGGCGTGATTGATATTCTGATGAAAGAGAAGAATGTAGAAATGGCAGCGAATTTCTTAAAAGCGTGCTTGAAAAATATGGTAGATGAAAAATATGGGATGGATAAACTCATTATAACGAAATCCTTGCGGTCCGGATACAAAAATCCCAACCAGATTGCGCATAAAGTTTTAGCGGACCGTATTGGTCGCCGCGACCCGGGCAATAAACCCAGTGTTGGCGACCGTATTGCCTTTGTGTATATTGATAATCCTAATAAAAAAGCACTACAAGGGGAACGTATTGAGACGCCGGAATATATCGTCGAACAGAAACTGAAAATCAATTATTCGTTTTATATTACCAACCAAATTATGAAACCATTACAGCAATTATTTGCGTTGGTTTTAGAGCAGTTGAAAGATTTTAAAAAGGTAAAAGGACATACCCTCCGCACGTGGAAAAACGCATTAGAAGTATTACGTAAAGAATACCCCGAAGATGACAAGTATCGCGATAAAGAAGATGCGTTGCGTAATAAAGAAGTGAAGGCGCTTTTATTTGACCCGTACCTCCTCGAAACCAATAATATGAAAAATGGTAACCGCAGTATTACGCAGTTCTTTACGCCGGTTAGTAGTAAGTAGTAGTTTAAGAGAAATAATATATATAATAAAAAATAAAAAATATTTTTTATTTTTCACGTGTAAAACCTTACCATATACTATACTATTTAAATAATTGTTCCGCAGAATGCCGTTCTGCTATACGTTTCGCACGTTCGGCGATCCATTGTATCCGCAATTCTTCCCGCTGTGCCAATTCTGCTTCCCGTTTTGCCTCTTCTCTCTTTTGTATTTCCAAGCACGAAGGTTTAGTAATAGTTACATCTTTAACAAGAGTCGACGACAACAACCATTCAACCATCGGCGTCCCGCATGTGCTGCTAGTGCTAGTGCTGCTGGCGCTGGTGCTGCTGGCGCTGGTCATTTTAGTTTCCATTCTATTAAGTCTCGAGTTTAATTTAAATTAATTATTCAAATACTAATCAATTTTTTTCATTATTATAATAATAAAGGTGTAAAATAATAATATGTATTAATTATATATTTATATTTATAATAATGGGAACTTCATTTTCATCATTTGCGAATGAACCTGAGCAAAGGGATGAACCTCCGCGAATGGATGATGAATTAGTAGATGTTGAGGATGAAACATTAGGTAACGATAATACAACGGGACCGGTTGATCCACAAGTTATTAGAGATATACAAGGTATTCCTAAGAGTGTTGAATTAGAATTTGCCGATGATATTATGCTAGCAATTATTTACAACATACTTGCGCACGATTTTACGCACGATTATGGTTCTAACATGAATGACCGTCTTAATGGAATTGTTCATGTTATAGTAAAACTTAATGTTTATTTAGATATACAGATACCTTCGTCACCAGATGAAGCAGGACCAGATGAAGCAGGACCAGATGAAGCAGGACCAGATGAAGCAGGACCAGATGAAGCAGGACCAGATGAAGCAGGACCAGATGAAGCAACTCAAGCAAAAAAAAAGGTAAGGATTGATCCTTCTTTACAAGGTTCTTCTTTACAAGATCCTTCTTTAAAAGGAGGAAATCATTGGGACTATACTACTCTACAATATAATGATCCTACACATTTGGTAAACATAGATATAACTCCGCCGCTAAATCCATTAGTTCCTATTCATATAAATTTTAACCTAGAAAATATAAATACTACAGAAATAAAATTAACTTCATTAACCTCACGGGGTCCACCTGCTCAAAATACACGGTCGAAAACAAATGAATTAACACTTATATATAATAACATACAGGACTACATAGATGAATTTATAATGTATTCTATTGATAGTTTTATAGAAGAAGCGATAAATTGGGTGAAAAAAAGAAAAAGAAGTGGTTCATCGTCGGGTGGGTCAAGACATCATAAAACAACAGGACATCATAAAACAACCAGACGCAAAAAAAACACCACCACCAGACGCAAAAAGAAAACTCGACGAACTCATATTTTTGCTTCAACCGTCCAAAACTTTTACAATATAAATGACTCTATAAAAAATGTGTTGTTACACAATTTTATAATAACAAAAAAGACACATCTTAATTTTTCAAAATTATATTTTATCTCCTATTTAGTATATAGTTATTTTGATAAAAATACAAAAATACATCCAATCGATCGTTTCAACAGCAATGCGTTCAGAAATATATTGACTTTATTGTTTTTTAAAGGTGTATTTGTTGAAGATGATTTCACAAAAATAACAAATATGGTATATGATGTACTTAATGTAATTAAACAATCAGAACAACATAATAAATATAACAGTACTACAAGTGATTTAAAACAAAATACAAGTTCATCGCTCAATATACTACCTATTGTTGAAGAAGAAAAAAAAGAACAACTATTAAAACCACAAAGTAATTTTGATAATGATTCTGCGATTGGTTCATCGCCCCCTATAGATAGAAAAAAACTTTCTGAATCCAAAATCAGTAGGTGGTATATTCAATCTGGCGGTGTAAAATTAACCGATATTGAACCATATAAAAAGGTGTTTGAACAGTTGTCAAAATCGTTAAAAAAGTTGAAAAATGATATTGATAATAATAATAAAAACGAAACTAAAGCATTAGAAATACAAGATAATTTAAGAAATGGTATATATAAAATTGATATTAATCTTAGGGAATTTGCCAAATTTATGGAATTAATGGAGTTACATTTTCCAGAATTCAGTGATGTATTTATAGGTAAAAACGAAAAACTATTATTATCTATAGAAAACTATAACAAACAACTTATTAATTTATCTAATGATTCAAATAATCGCAAAATTAACAAAAGAATTGTTCAGTTTATTAACCAAATACCTAATAAAATAATTCCGTTAATTAAAAATATTGAGTTAAATATTAATAATTTTTTTACTAAATATTATAAAAGAATAAAAGCAGAAGAAGAGAAAAAAAAAGGTCAAATGAAACAAGACGACGAAGATAAAGCAAAAATATTAAAAAATTTGAAAAAAGCACAAGAAAAAGCGGAAAGAGCAGAACACGGTGATGCAAATGCTTCTCCTATTCCACGTTATATTTGTAGGATGATTGTGCAAGGGGTTTTAAAATATTTTGATATTTCAATTATACCAGACCACGATAGATATCCTTTTTTAAAAAAACAATATGAAATTTTAGTAGACATTTCAAATGGTATAAATTTTACAGTAATTGATAATAATTTGTTGAATTCTTTTAAGAATATTGTAAGAGACAATCCCCCTACACAAGGCACAATTATTTCAGGGGATGCTTGTGTTGACGAAATAACTAAGATGGTAAAACAACCAAATATAAGTATAATAAATAATGCAGCTGATTTAAATGAAATAGGCATAGACAAATCTAAATTTCCCACTAAACTGCTTTGTCCACCCAGTTCCATACTTGATGGAATGGCAACGTGTAGTTATATCATGGCGAAAACGAGAGATAATAATATTGTAGAAGAAAGTATGTATTTTAGTTTAAAAAGTACTAAACATTATTATAATGGTTATAGTCATTTAAATCCAGATGGTGATACAATAGTTATTGGTTTTGAATGTGGTCAAATTGTTTCTGTTCGTGGTGTTCCCGATATTAATCCATTTAAACAGACTCAATTATCTAAATCAAATACATTAACGGCGAGTGTTGTGTTTAAAAAAGTATGCGATGCCTTGTCCGATAAATATAAAGAATTATCGCTTATTGATACTATACAACAAAAAAGCATTGAAGAAAAGCGGATTATTTATAGTGAACTCTTACTAGGTAAAGAAGCCTTTTTAGATATTGTTAAGTTATCGGCAATGAAAAATATTGGCGACTTTTTCCAACAAATAAATATGATTGCGAAAAATGGCGGATTTGCTAAACTAAGTGTACCCCAATTTGCCGAATCTAAAACTATTATTGGTACGAATAACGATAGACCTGCTGCTGTTATTGGAATGATTATGGCAATGCATACAAAAAATCAAGATGTTATAAGAACCAATTTATTAATTGGATATTTACACGGAAAAAATTCGGTTTTTTATAAAAAAAACGCAGGTGCTATGTCGTATGCCGCTGCCTCGGCAAGCAGTAAAAAAAAAGGCGACAGTAAAAAAAGAGGCGACATTAAAAAAAAAGGCGGCAGTAAACGTGTTAAAAAACACACACGCAAAAAAATAAAAAATTAGTAGAATAATAATATTTAGTAAATATATTATTATTATTATATATAATGGGATATCGTTCGATAAAACGCCGTAATACACGTAAACGTCGTAATACACATAAACGCGGAGGGTCCACCCCGAAATTAAACACATTAAAAAGAGCAGATAATTTTGGGTCAGTGCCTTTAGAATGTCTTCGTGGAAAAAGTGCTCCCGGTGTTTTAGAAAGAAGACAAGAACCATCAAAAAACCCATTAAACCCATTAATTAGAAAATTACGTAGTGAATTTAATTTGAAACAAGCGAATTCCACCAATCCTGAAACTCGTAGAATCATACGTGATATATTAAAAAAGAAAAAAGCAAAAAGTGATTCTATCACAAAATCAAAAAAAATGTTACAAATAAAATTACTCATAAAACATAAAAAAGAAAATCCAGAATTAGCACAAAAAGAGAGTGAAGCAGCAGCACAAAAAATAAGTGATAAAGAAGAACAAATAGAAAGAAAACTCGCTTTATTAAAACAAAAGAATGAAGAATTAAATACAAAAAAGGCAGCAGCAGCAGCAGCAGCAGCAGCTAACCACCCGTAGGCGGCAGTATTTGAACCGGTAGAATTGACAACAACATCCGGTCAACCCTAAAGAGAATGAATGAAAAGTATTTGAATAATGTTATAATATGAAATAATATTTATATTATATATAATGGGATATCGTTCGGTAAAACGTCGTAATACACATAAACGTCGTTCGGTAAAACGCCGTAATACACATAAACGTAGTAATACACATAAACGCGGTGGCATTGGACCGAGTTCTCTGAGCGGTCGTCCTAGACAATCCAGTACTACCACCTCGGAACCTAAACAAAGGAATGTAACAAAAAAAACACCTCCATTAGTTATAAAAGTTTTAACAAAAAGTCTTAAAACAAACACAGAATTTGTAAAATATATGATGGACAAGAAAGCAAAAGAAGAGGCAAAAAAACTACAGGAAAAAATGAGTAATCATAGTGGTAAAGAGTCTACTAAAATGAGAGACATATTTATGACGGGAGTGTACATGCCGTTGATGAAGGGTGAAAGTAAATCATCCCGTAAATCTAAATCCCGTGCGCCCACACTTGATGCATTCGCCGAAGAAAAAGAATGAAAAGTATTTGAATAATGTTATATTAAAAAATAACATTAATCATTTAAACTAGGAATTGATATAAGTGCCCGTACAAGAATCGAACTTGTGTCTACGCCTATAAGTGGATAATAAACCGCATTCAGACCATTCGAAAATAGTCAATATTGTTGCGGTCCATAACGTTGTGCTACCTACTACACCAACGAGCATATCAATTTTTCAGTTACGAATGAGTGTTATTGTATAATATAGTGTTTGGTCAATAAGAGTAAATATGGAGGTTTTCATAAAAGGTGATAATCCACATTTGTTCAGACCAAACAAGATGTTATACATTGTGTATTCTTCCTACACATACTATAGTAGCGGGATGTCTTTAAGTGGTTTTGGTGATAATATTTTGGCGGAATAATTTGGCGGAATATCTTGGCGCAATAATTTGTAAATAAAATTGACTTATCTTTTATTAATATTTTTATGTAAAACATATCAATTTACAAAATGTCGATTTACAAAATGTCGGTTTCAAAAGAAGATTTACTCAAAACCGACCCAGCGTTGAATACTCGTCCATATCAAATAGAAGTATTATTACAAATTTTCCGTTACGAAAAATGCTTAGTCAAGATGTTTTGCGGTACAGGTAAGTCACGTATTATAACCAATGCGATTATTCACGAAAAAAAAGAATTGAGTGTCGTAGTCTTTCCCTCCCTCGCATTGATTCAACAGTATTGGACGGAGTATGTAGAAAAATATTTATTAAAATATAAAAAATTGAGTATTTCGTCACTTAAAGAGAGAAATGACGAGAGTGGAAAAATTACCATTCGCAGTACCACCGACTCCTCCGAAATTAAAAAGTTTCTTAAATTTAAAAGTCAGAAAATTATACTGGTGACGTATCAGAGTTATCAGACCTTGCTGGATTGTTTAGACGGGAAGAAAATCGGGTTAGTGTGCTATGATGAAGCACATCATGTTACTTCACCGGAATATCAAAAACTGGTTTTCGGTACTGCCTATTACGAAAAAGAAGTGTTCTTTACCGCGACACCTAAAAACGAGAACGGGATTATAATGTTTGACCGCGAAAACCCCGAAAAGAATATGTGCGGTCCAGTAGCGTATGAATATACCTATTTACAAGGATTATATGATGAAGTATTAAATGCGTTCGAAGTCTGTGTGGATATGTTTACCGAGAATACGAATGCTTCTATTTATGAAGCAATAGCGCGAGCAATTTTAACACGAGGCACCAACCGAGTATTAACCTTTCATTCAGGCGTGAATGGAGAGAGTAATACTAATGTTAAAAAATTTGTCAATCTGGATGAGTTTCAGACGGCATTTGATAAAGTATTTAAAACCGAATTTCCCGAAAAAGCGGGTTATTATAAAAAAATTACCTTTAAGGGTATGGATGGGAAGACGCCTCCCGCTTATCGAGAAAAGATGCTTTCCGAATTAGATGACACCCCAACTAACGAAATCTATATCATCAGTTCGTGTGAAACGATTGGGGAAGGCGTTGATACGAAGAAAGCAAATATGTGTGTCTTTGCGGATCCCAAATCGTCCATTTACAAAATTATCCAAAATATGGGTCGAGTGGTGCGACGGAATCCAGAACAACCTTTATCTACGGTCCTCATTCCGTGCTGGGTAAATTTGGAAAATTATGCGGAGGCGCAAGAGGATAAAGAAAAACAGGATGAACTCATTCGCCAACAAATGCGGGCAACCAATGGCGATTATGCGCCGATTCTAAATGTGTTGGGCGCATTAAAACAAGAAGACCCCGAATTGTATGAGGCGTGTTTGAATTATCCGAACCGACGGCACAAAGAAAAATCCTTGGCAGAACAAGGGTTTCGGATTGCGGATATGGATGAAGAAGCAGACGACGAAGACTACGTAGAAGAATATTCCGCAGAAGAAGTCCAAGAAATGAAAGAAACTGGCGAACCTTTAGAAATACATACGAACGATACGATTGAGCGGTTCAATGAAGATTCGGAGGATGAACCTTTAAAGCGGTTATATCACGATGAAGAAGAGGATGTGTATAAACCGATTGTCAGGACAAGTACAAGCGCAAGCGCAAGCGAAGCAGACACAAGCGAAGCAGACACAATCGAAGCAGACACAAGCGAAGCAGGTTCTGACTCTGATAGCGATGCCGATTCAGCCGAATACGAAGATGACCGCCGAATCATTCAACCGCCGAATCCCAAACCTCGTGGTGTCGGTTTATCCATCCACCAAAACGACGATATTCAAATGTTGTGGGGTGTGAAAGGCGAACTGGATTTCAGTAAAAAGTTTTGCTCGGTGGTGATTGAGTGCGAGGTGGTGAAGATTGACCAAATGGAACTGGCAATTGGGATTGTGGAAAGAGCAAAAGCAAGGGAGGCGAATGGAGAGAATTTATTTCCAAAATATAAACATAAACGGAAAAATGATTTTGAAAAACAAGAAACCAGAGACCACAAATGTATTGGACGTTGGAAACGTGGAGAAAGTAAGTTATCAAGTGATGTAAGAGAATATCTTGATTCTAACTTGCCAAATTGGGGCTATATATTAACGAATGAAAACAAAGAAATAAAAGCATTGATATCTATTAATGAACTAATAGATAGAGCATTAAAACGAGTGGAAAATGAGAAAAATTTTATACCAATCTTACGTATAAATGCTACTAATAAAGATGAAAAACAAGAAACTATTGACGCCAGAAAGATTAATAATTTAAGACAGAAAATGTCTTATCCAAGTATTAAAAATGTATTAGATGAATGTATGACTGGATGGAATAATAGAAATGATTGGAAAAATCAGGCAATTATTGAAGCAAGTAATATTATTAAACGTTCCGAAGAACGTGTTAACAACAAAAAAAAATTATTACCAACCGAGTTTAAACATCCTAAAAATTTAGAAGAAGAACAAGAAGTTTATGATAAAAGAAAAATAAGTGGTTGGCATACATTATTATGTAATCAAGATAAAAGAAGCGGCGTGTGTCCTCTGGAAGTTCAACAAATGCTAGATGAAAAAATGCCAGGATGGAGACCAATTAACAAAGATGAAAAATCTTTAATTAATGCTCATTGTATTATTAAAAGAGCAAAAGAAAGACAAAAGTTGGGACTTAATTTATTACCATCTGCGTCAAAATCTGAACATAAAGATTATTGTAGATTAAATGACTGGAAATCTGCTGTTGAAAATAATTTACATATGTTAAAAACTGGAAAAAAAATAAATAAATGTAAAAGTGCATGTTCTGATGAGGTTAAAGATTTACTTGACAAAGAACTGCCTGGATGGCGTCCAATTGAAACACCCCAAGTAGAAACACCCCAAGTAGAAACACCCCAAGTAGAAACACCCCAAGTACTAGCACCCCCACCCAAACCTACTAAACAAAAAAAACAAACCGCCATCTCCACCTCAACTACAACCGAAAAATCCGAAGCACCGCACCATTTCCCGCCCCCCTCCGCCATTGGACTACTCCACAAAACCTACCTTAAAATGCGTTCCGATACGCTTAATCAAAAGTTTAAAAACAACCCCCAACTTTGGCGCGAATACCACACTATCCGCAAACAAAATTTCGCTACTTATCCACCCGAATATATTCCAGCGAATCGGATCATTCACGAATTGGAAAAAATCCAAACGAAACGGCAGAAAGTCGTGGTGGATATGGGTTGCGGTGAGGCACCGATTGCCCACCATTTCCGAAATAAAAACGACAACCGGTTCACTTTCCATAATTACGACCATCAATCAGGCGGTGATGCTTTAATTAAAGAAGTAGATATTTCCGCTTTACCCTTAGAAGACGCCGAAGTCGAAATCGCCATAATGTCCTTAGCCCTTTGGGGCACGCAAGAAAATTGCACGCAATATATTAAAGAAGCGTATCGTGTATTGGAAAGTGGCGGCAAATTTTACATCGGCGACAGCACCAAGAAATGGTCGCCGGACATATTGACTCCCGAAAATGGCGGCGAACGTTTACGCACACTCCTCAAAGACAACGGATTCAAAATTATAAATGAAGACATTGGGTCGCCCTTCTGTTTCTTCGAATGCGTAAAACAATAACCCTTTTATATCTTACAAAAATACCTTTTGAAATCTCTCCGTTGAGAGATTTTACATTTGTATTTAAAAATGTTTAAATACAAATATCATATTAAGAACAAGTATATGAATAAGGACGTCACAAAAGGCGGCAGCGGAGGCGGCAGCGGAGGCAGCGGTCGGTTTTCTCAATATGAAAATCGCGGGTTAACCGGACTATTAAATGTCGGCAACACGTGTTATTTAAACTCGTGTATGCAAGTCTTGTCGCATACCTACGAATTAAACAATTTCCTCGCCGACGGCGAATACAAGAAACGGATGAATAATATCCCTGATTCGGTAGTGCTACTCGAATGGGATAAATTACGCGAATTGATGTGGAGTATGAATTGTACTGTTTCGCCGAACGGTTTCGTCAATGCGATCCGCCAAATTGCGACAATAAAAAAACGCGATATTTTTTCTGGATATAACCAAAACGATGTACAAGAATTCTTACTTTTTATTATTGATTGTTTTCATAATGCGTTAACCCGTGAAGTCGAAATGCAAATCAGCGGCGTAAATAAAAACGATACAGATAAACTAGCAATTGAATGTTTTACTATGATGAAAAATTCATATAAAAACGAATATTCCGATTTACTGAATATATTCTACGGGATACACGTCTATCAAGTCTTGTCGCAAGATGCCACTAATCCCCAATTATTAAGTGCGAAACCTGAACCTTTTTCGGTGATTAATTTAGCCGTCCCGACCAATATCGCCAATCCGTCGTTATACGACTGTTTTGATTTATACTGTAAAGCGGAAGAAATGAACCATACGCTAGGCAATGCGTGGTTTAACGAAACGACCAATAAAAAAGAAAATGTGACACGCGGATTGATTTTCTGGAGTTTACCGGACGTGATGATTCTCGATTTAAAACGCTGGGCTGGACATAATACACGCCACCAAAATAAACTACATACCACTATTGATATCCCGTTAATCAATGCCGATTTTTCCAAGTATGTGAAAGGATATCAAAGCGCTTCGTATATTTACGATTTATATGCGGTTGGCAATCATAGCGGCGGCGCACACGGCGGACATTATACTGCCACGATAAAAAACGCAAATGGAAAATGGTATGTGTTTGACGATTCGGCTATCGCCGAAATACCGCCGGAGCGGGTAATCTCTCATCACGCGTATTGTCTTTTCTATCGTAAAAAAAAATAAAGGCATTTATTATATAGATGGATACAAAAACCACAAAGGTAGCAGAAACAAATGTAGGAGCAACAAATGTAGGAGCAACAAATGTAGGAGCAACAAATGTAGAAATACCCGAGATAAAAAAAATAAACACGTCGACGGTTGAACACGACCACGAGGTGGATGACGCTAAACAGAAAACTGTCGGCGCCGAACCGATGTTACTTATCGGCACCATCGCGATATTAATTATTTATTATTATATGTTTGGGTCTTTAGGCAATAATGATAGCAGCAGCACTAGTTCGGCATCGGCATCGGCGTCGCCGTCGCTTTTAAGAACAATCATTGAATACACGATATGGATACTGTTTATCGCGTTAATACTTATAAATGGTCTCTTGTATATATTCGGTATTGATGTCATCAAGACCATTAAGGAACTGCTGGGGATGGATAAAGCATCGGAAGAGGCAGGAGGCGAAGTGTCGACGGGTTTAGGCGCTGAAGCGACACCATTAGGTAAAATTGTTGGTTTGAAACTGAAAATGAATGAAGAAGTGTTTCATATTCCGGGCAACAAGTACACTTATGATGATTCGAAATCTGTATGTAAAGCATATGGCGCCAGATTAGCAAAATACAATGATGTGAATAATGCGTTTAGTAAAGGCGCCGACTGGTGTAGTTATGGTTGGTCGGATGGACAAATGGCATTGTTTCCGACCCAAGAAGAAAAATGGAATAAATTACAGCAACAACCGGGACACGAACGTGATTGTGGACGTCCGGGTATTAATGGCGGGTATATGGAAGACGCGAACCAAAAGTTTGGCATTAATTGTTACGGATACAAACCGCCAATTTCGGCGACAGAAGCGAAACGAATGCGTGAAAGTCCGACTTATATCAAGTCGTTGAAAGAACAGCGGTTTGATAGTAAAGTTGAAGAATGGCGGAAACAATTATGCGATATTGTGATTGCGCCATTTAATCATAATAATTGGAGTGCGTTGTAATTTGAATATGCGTGGTAATAATGAACTCGTCTACGAAGTCGAGTTATATAAGGATTTTTATTTTCTTGATTTTCTTGATTTTCTTGATTTTCTTGATTTTATTGATTTTCTTGATTTTCTTGATTTTATTGATTTTCTTGATTTATTATTGTATAATTTCAATTTGCGGTTTTTTGTTTTATAATTATATTTACGCCCGCCAGAAATAGTACACGCAGTACTATTATTACATTCCGATGATTTATCAACATTAGTTTTACTAGAGAATTGAGCAGGATAGTTTCGTTCAGAAAAAGAAATACCGCTAAATGGTGCGCTAAAACTAATAGTAATTTTATTATCTGCTGTAACTTTTTGTAATGATTCGGCAGGTAATGGTTTAAATGCATCTGGTAAAAGTTTAAAATTTTCAATTTTATAATATAAACCATTTATTTGTATATAATAATATGTACCGTAATAATCTGTACCGGTATCATATATATAAAACCTATATTTTATTTTATTTTGTTTTTCATCGTTTGGTACATTTGTAACAGTTATAAATTGTGTGGGGATTACAATAGGTATTTTATTACCCGCCGCCGCTACAGAAGCCGAAGGACGGTAACTTGTGTCAATATATTCAACGCATTTATTATACGCTTTCTGTTGCCGTTCGAATAACGGGTTCCATTTATTATCTATAAAAATATGAGGATACACTGTTTGTATTGAAGTCATTATAAAATAACATATTATTATTTTTTTTCTCTTTTTTATTATTTAATATGGATTTAAAGTTTCATCCGTTTCGTCATTTTTTTTTGTTTCTTTGTTTTTGAATTACTTTTCTTTACTGGCGCGAATTTCGGTTTACGTTTCGTTAATTTTAAAACAACTTTATTTATTTCGCTTAAACGCACGAGTTGTTCATATAAATCATTCGAAATAACATTCACTTCTTCTTCTTCTTCTATTTCATCCCCGAGGGTTGATTCTGCCTCCGCACCAGATTTGGTCGGTTTTATAAATAATCCGGCGGGAACTGCGAGATTTTTAAATGCCGCGAGAATAGATTCGGCAGATTTATTCGTGCTTGTGCTGCCTGTGCCTGTGCCTGTGCTGCCTGTGCCTGTGCCGCCGCCACTCATTGATAAAGATTTAGTTAAACTCGGTATTAAACTATACCCTAAAGCCTCCGTGTTGCCGCTGGTGGAAGTATACACCGACAAATCTGCGGGGGTTAATGTATTCATTTATTCTATATATATACTATAGAGGTATATATATAGAACGATATAACGATATTATTTCTTTGTACCCATTATTTCTTTGTGCCGATTATTTCTTTGTGCTCTGATACCGCTTAATATCTTCAACGTATTTGACTTCACGGGATTCTTTAATGACCTTCATAATTTGTTCAACGTGTGCTGGATTGCTGATACATTTTTCTAAACATTCTTCAATATAGGTCAAGGTTAAAGGCGCCGTCTGTTTAGTAGCAACGAACCGTAATTTCCCGTCTGAAATATTAATCGTTGCATTTTTCAGGTTATTCTGAACCGCATATTCCATAATGTTTTCTTCGAGTGTATTTCTTTCATCGCGCACTTGTTTTGAACGGTCGCCTAAGACTTTCAATTGATTATCGAGATTAACCCATTTCTTGATTTTTTCTTCAAAACTCATAACTTAAATATATAATTTATATATAAGTTATATCTAAATTGTAAATACCTTAAAAACGCATAATGTCGATTTAACGGCGAAATCGTCGAAACGTGTTTTTAACTGATTTTCCAAATCGGCGCACATCTTTCTTGGTTTTATTACTGCCTTTAAAAAAGCGTTGTAAGGCAAGTAAACCAAAGGGCACGGCGGCAGTTTCAAGCACACCAAATCCACCTTTCATTGATTTCCGATGTTTACGTACACCCATTTTGCTTGTTTTTCGCATTGATTTGCGTCCTCCTCGTCGTCGTCGACCACCACCCGTCATTGGTTCCATTGGCATTCCACCACTTAAAGGCGCACCACCAAGATTAGTTTTACCACAAGAATACATTTTATTATATAGTATGTTTAGAAAATATAGTAAAAATAATAAAAAATATAGTATATTAATTCATTTTAGTACTAATTGATTTATTACGAAATAATAAAATAAAAATACCTAAATGTAATAAAAAACTAATTACCACAAACATAGTACATAAATATAAATAAGGGTATATTTGTACTAAAATCATATCAATGATGGGCGATACAAAAGTTTTTACTTCATTTTTCACATCTTCACGTTTTAATATTCCTATACATTCTTGAACAATTGTATTTTTTAACATATTAGTATGTAATCATTTTTTAATTATAAATACTAATTGTATTTATTTTTTATATTTTATATACATATCGTTATAAGCGGATATGTATATAAGATTAATGCGTGCTAAATTACAATTAATTATATTATCTTTTTTTAATGGATCGAGAGATTGAAGTTATAACACATCAGTCCGCTTTTGATTTTGAGTCAATACATTTAGACGACCCGACACCACTTACCGGCAGTACCGGATTTTATTTTACGCCGATTTCAATAAAAGATGGTAAATCTCTCTGTTTACAATTACCCACGAGTGTGACGAAACAAGGTATTGTCAGTGTTAAACAAAATATCAAGTATACCGATTTAATGTTTGACCGTAGTGAGCACGATGAACTGATGCGATGGGTCGAACAACTCGAATATAGATGTCAGGATTTAATTGACGAAAAGAAAGAATTATGGTTTCAAACCGAAATCACGCGGGATGATATAGAAACAATGATGACGCAAATTACGCGGTTATATAAATCTGGCAAACATATGCTTATGCGCGTGTTAATTGATGTCAATAAAACGGGAAGCATTTCGAAATGTATTGCCTATGATAAAAATCAAATCGGGTTTGATTTAGAAACACTAGAAGCAAATAAAGAGATTATTCCGCTTATTATGATTGAAGGTGTCAAATTCTCGTCGCGTAGTTTTGAAATTGTGTTAAAGTTAGTTCAAGTGATGGTTTTAGATGAAACGGTTGTGAAAAAAACCAATTGTTTAATTAAACCTGTCATTGAGGCGGCAGAACCCGCACCAGCAAGAGCAGCAGCATTAGCACCCGCACCAGCAAAAGCACCCGTACCAGCACCCGCAAAAGCACCAGCACCAGCAGATACATTAAAGGTGGTGGAAGAATCGGCACCAGCGCCAAGTCCTATCATTGTAAAAGACCCGACAAATGCTGCTGCTGCTGCTGCTGCTGATACAATAAAGGTCGCCGAAACATCAAAAATTGGCATTACTCCTTTAGCCGAATCTACCTTAAACCCAAATAATGAAAAAAATGCCAATAATAATGAAATTCAAGAAATAATTATTGAAGCAGATAATATTCATCTTGAACCAATAACCTTAAGGAAACCGAACGAAGTTTATTATGAAGTTTATAAAAAGGCGAGAGATAAAGCAAAGAAATATAGATTATTGTCTTTAGAAGCGTATTTAGAATCAAAACAAATTAAGACAAAATATATGTTGGAAGACATTAATGATTCCGACGACGATGAGTTATTCGAACAATCAATTAATACAATTGGAGAGAATGATAATTAGCATTTTTGGCGCATATTATTTGGCACATATTATTTAGCATATTTTGGCATAATATTTGGCATATTTTTAAGATTAACTACAATTAATAAACATTCTGGAAAAAATATTTTATCATTAATTTAATATAATGAGTTTCTTCAAGAATTTACAAAAAAACCTCAAATCGCACCATCTGATAGCAATTGTCGGTATTGTTGTTTTAGCGTATGCCATTATGCAATACTCAGGGCGCAAGACGTTATTTAATGACGGTATGAGCAATTTTGCTGATAATGCCGAACCCGTTTCATTAAGCAATAGCAACGTGGCAAGACCCGCCGAGGCTGGACCGAATGAAGTCTTCGCCGACGTGCCTGCTGGTTCTACGACCAGCACTTATGGTAATGCCAACCGTGCCCCCGCAAATTACAATCCCGCCGAATTATTGCCCAAAGATAACAACTCGCAATGGGCAAGTTTAAACCCTGCCGGCAGCGGTCCTTTATCTAACGTCAATATGTTAAGCGCCGGATTTTTGAACGGCATTGATACCGTCGGTTCTTCGTTACGTAATGCCAATTTACAAGAACGGTCAGAACCCCCGAATCCAACCCTTGTCGTGAGTCCTTGGGGTAATACCACTATTGAGGCGGACCCCTATCGCAAAACCTTGGAAATCGGTAATTAAATATAATTAAATAGATATCTATTCTTTAATTAATCCTATAATATATATTTGCAGAATGAATATTATAGAATCCACAGGCATTTTGTCATTAATCGTACAATTTCTTACCGCGATTGTTGATTTTTATGTACTCAGTTTAACCATTCCCACATCATTTAATTTAATCCGCGAATTGGTCATTATGGAATTGATTGTCCAAATTGTTGAATCCAGTTTCTACATTTGGATGATTTCGCAATTTAATGCTATTAAAAATATAACCCCTTTTCGTTATTATGATTGGATGTTAACCACGCCCACGATGTTAATCACTTTTATGTTCTACTTGAAATTTTTACAAGATCAAGAAGAGAAAAAAGAAAGCAATACATTTTTAAATGAAGTAAAAAACAACTGGAAACTTATCCTAAAAGTATCCTTATTAGACTGGGCAATGTTATTGGCCGGTTATTTAGGCGAAAAAGAAGTGTTTTCTTATTTGACGACAACCTTGGTTGGTTTTGTGCCTTTTTTTCTAATGTTTTATCTCATTTATATTAATTTTGCGTCGAAAAGCACGCAAGGACAAAAAATATTTTGGTATTTTTCTGGCATTTGGGCCATATATGGCATTGCGGCAATGTTGCCTTATAATATAAAGAACTCGTTGTATAATATTTTAGACTTATTTGCGAAGAACTTTTTTGGTATCTATTTGGGTTATGTCTTATATGTTGTTTCTACTAAAAAATAAATAAAAAAATATCTTAAAGTATTATTATTATTATTATTCATATGTCGCTCTTTATATTTAGACGCGATTTAAGAATTCAAGACAATATCGGGTTTAACCAAGCGTGTCAAACAGGCGAACCCGTTTATCCGATTTTTATCTTAAACCCCGAGCAGATTGATTCAACCAAAAATCCATATTTTTCGCATAATAGTGTCCAATTTATGTGCGAGTCTTTACACGATTTAAACCGCGAATTAAACCAGCATTTATCTTTGTATCATGGCAACATCGAAGATGTCTTGACGGAAATCTTTAAAACAGGACATATCCAGCGCGTCTTTTTCAATTTAGATCATACGGGGTATAGTCAACGCCGCGACGCAGGTATTATAGCACTCGCGGCAAAATATCATATTGAATGTATTACGCCGGACGATGTCGGGATATTGCCAGTCGGCACTGTCAAAACTTCGACGGGATTAATTTATTCAAAATTCACGCCATTCTATGAAAAAATCCGTGTAAAAAAAGTGCCGAAACCGTTACCGACCCTCAGTGTCGCGAAATGCCATCTCGCGCAACTACATCTGAAAAAATACAACTATGCTATTCGGAAATTAGACGCGTTTTATCACGTCAATCCGCATATATTAGTTCACGGGGGACGAAAAGAAGGTCTCCTCCGGTTAAAAGAGATGAAACATACCGTAAATCATTATAATAAAACACACGATTATCCGATCTATTCCACGACGCATTTATCGGCCTATTTAAAGTACGGATGTATCAGCGCACGCGAAGCATACTATTTAATGAAAACATTGAATAAATCTGCGGCGGATCCACTCATCCGCCAATTATTTTGGAGAGATTTTTATTTAGGCATTGCCCGTCAGCATCCCGAAATAATGAAAGGCAAACCATTAAAACCGAGTTATGCGAATATAAAATGGCAGGGGACTGCGAGTCAATTAAACCGCTGGAAAAAAGGCGTGACGGGGTTCCCGATCGTGGACGCGGGAATGCGCGAAATGAACACGACGGGATATATGCATAACCGCTCGCGGTTAATTACGAGTGGATTTTTAATAAAAACCTTATTATGTAATTGGCGTGATGGCGAAAAATATTTTGCGCAGAGTTTGGTGGATTATGATTTTGCGAATAATAATGGCGGGTGGCAATGGAGTTCAGGGTCGGGCGCAGATTCGCAACCGTATTTTCGTATCTTAAATCCTTGGATTCAAGGTACCAAAGTTGACCCGGACGCCGAATATATCAAGAAATGGATACCCGAATTGCGGGATGTAGCAGTAAAAGATATACATAATTGGGATACTGCCTATACCAAGTACCCGCATTTGAAATCGCACTATCCAGCACCGTGTGTTGATTACACGAAACAAAAAGAACTAGCGCTCAAAATGTATAATGAAGTCTTCCGGTAATTGTATAAGAGGGGCGAGACCTTTTACTGTTTTTCGTTGGTGTACCTTTTTTGTTGTTGTATTATATATGGGAAAATATAACAAAACAACAAGACAAAGACTTAAAAAATCACGAAGATTTGAAAAAACACAAAGACTTAAAAAAACACGAAAATTAAAAAAAACACAAAGACCGCCAAGAATAGGCATAATAAAAAATATAGGCGAAAGCAGTCCAGTGCGCAGTCCAGTGCGCAGTCCAGTGCGCAGTCCAGTGCACAAGACAGCATACGTCTATATCAATGTACACGGCATGTATGGGTATAAAATGGTTCCGCCGAGTGATATACCTAAATCTTTAAATAAAATGCGTTATGAATCTATGCCAGAACCCCGAAGCACATTTCCATTAAGCAGCACTGGCATAAAAAATTTAACAATAATTTCCGCGGTGCCGAAAGGCGTGACTAACTTTACTTCAAAAGTAGAAACATCGAAAATAGTGGCATTGTTACAAAAACAACGTCTACATTCTAGGTCAACGCATAATGAACAAAAAAAAATGAGACATCAAATAAGTGCGATTAAAAGACCCGACCTGATGAGTTCTTTTGACAGTGATGCTACCTTATTTAAAGAAACCTGCGATAGACATAATAAAACTTCTAATTATAAGGATACAGATTTGGTAGTAGATAAATATTACTCAGTAACTGATGCTAATTTTTTTAAGGAAAAAGAGACGGAAACGTATAAAATGTTATTACACGAACTAAAAATACAACCAAGTGAAGCGGTGTTGAAAAACAGTGATGAGGAAGGATTTAACATTGTAAGTGATTTTGATTTATTAACAAATGAGGAGTTAATATCGTTTGGATACAGTGAAGCAGATATAGAACAAATAAGACACGCACGCGAAATCACAAAAGGTGCTATTAAAAAATCGTATAATGATGATTTTAAAAAATCGTATAATGATGATTTATTGCCATTTGTAAACTATAAAATTACATTGGATGATGGTATTAATCCTCTACAGGATATTACGCGTGTTGTACTTGATAAGTATAATTTTTCAAATGGTGAGCGGTCATGCACATTATCATCTTTGTTACAAAAATTATCTCAAATGGATTTTACGGATGTTGTAATATATGACGCGGCGTGTTCAAATATTCAAACAGGTGAACACAAGATTGCGGATAAAAGAACGTTAAGACGCACTATGAGAGAAAGAGAAGGTGGATATAAAAGAATAAAAATAACAACAAGAGGCACACGAAAAAGAAGAGGCAAACTAGTGGGGGGTGGTTTTCCAACTTGCGGCGATGAAGGATGTGCCATTTATCCAAGTATAATAAGAAAAGACGTAAATTTTATTACAAAGATATATTTTAATGAAAAAAGTTATAAGGATGAGTTAAAAGGATTTGCCTTATTTGATAGTGTCGACAAAGGTAATAAATACCACATCAAGTTGGATTCATACGGAGAAATAGATTTACAATTTTTAAATTATAAAAATATAATAATACCACAAGACGCAAAGCGGAAATTTAATCAAAAACAAAGTTATAACTATTTGGATATCGAATACGCCGGAACGCCAATTGCTGAAATAACAAAACCAGAACATACAAAAGATAATACACAGTGTTTTAAACAAGCATTAATTAAATTTTTTATAGGCGTACTAGATTTAACAGATGAAAACGGTCATTATGTAATTCACGGTGACCCTCACCCCGGCAATATATGTTATAAAGATGATCCGACCAACCCAGGTTGCCCAATAATAAAATATATCGACCTTTCAACTGCGACAACAGTTGAACCAACAGAAAATGTTACAACAGAGACAGAAATGACAAGTCAATTTGCAAGCATATTAGGTACAATTCGAAATGTATTTAATTTTGATAATTCTATAGATGACATTACATATGTATTATCGACCACGAACACTGTTGGAAACCAATATTCTGAAGTGATAAGTAAAATAACAGTTGCGTTAAACGCACTCAAGACGTTCATCGAACAAAACCCAGACAAGGTGTATGAATATCAAGAAGAATCGAGACCGAGTAAAATCAAATATAGCAAGTTGATGTTAAACGATAAATCAGGCAAATCGTCGAGACGGAGGTTAGACTTAAATTCAGACATACAGCCGAGTTTTAATCTAGAACAAGGCAAACTGCCGAGTTTTAATCTAGAACAAGGCAAACTGCCGAGTTTTAATCTAGATTTGTAAATGCCGATAGGATTAAAAAATTATAATATAATCTTTTCTTGAAAGATTATATATGAAAATAAATTATTGCGGGTATGCCTTAATTTTATTATTATTATACATTTGTATCAAAATCTACAAAGAATCCGATACTTTTAATTTAAAATGTATCATATCAAATGTCGATGGAAAAAAATATTGTGTCCGCGAGCGTAGTAAATTAGTCTTGGCTGCCGACCGTTTAGCAAATGTCAATGTGAAAATGGGTAAATTAGTCAAACATTGTCAAGAGAAATACCCGATACGCGAAAATGTAAAACGTCTTGTGGCAGGGTACAATCCCGTAAAAATAATGGAGACGTTGCCGACGAGCGAGTATACGGCATATAGTCAAAATAAAGGCGAAAAAATGGCATTTTGTTTAAATACCGAAAAGAACGGCAATCAATTAATTGACGCGAATACGTTAACCTTTGTTGCCTTACACGAATTATCGCATATTGCGACGAAAAGTATTGGGCATAAAGAAGAATTTTGGACTAATTTCAAATTCTTATTAGAAGAAGCGAGTAAAATCGGCATTTACGAACCAATCGATTATAAGAAAAAACCCACTCGATATTGCGGCACGACCATTAATGATAATCCTTATTACGATTTGTAATTTTGGTCATAAACTTTTACCAAGGTCATAAACTTTTACCAAGGTCATAAACTTTTACCAAGGTCATAAACTTTTACCAAGGTCATAAACTTTTACCAAGGTCATACACAATATAATCAACCGCACATTCATACTTTTCATCATAGGTCGATGTTCGCTCTATTTCACGCCAGTCCGATGGTATTGGAAAAAAGGTATCGCATTCAAATACTTTATCAATATAAGTTACATAACAGGTCTTGATTAGATTTTGCTCTAAAAACGCATTATATATTTGCGTGCCGCCGATAATCCAGACGTCGGCAATTGGTATACTCGTTTGCGCGAGATACGTCGTCAATGCCGCGACAGAAGGGAAAGTTTTAATGTGCTGCGGGTGCTGGTGCTGGTGCGGGTGCGGGTGCTGGTGCTGCGGCGAACTTGTTTTGTTTACGTTCACACTGCCTGACGCGGATAAAATAAAATTATGGCGTCCATTTAATCCGCGGTCGTCCTTGCCTAAACTTTTCCACGTCTGACTACCCATCACAACCACATTATTGCCGCCGCCGCTACCCTTGGTTAATTTAGAAAAATAGGACATATCGCGACTAATATGCCAAGGGATGGTGCCGTTCAGACCAATACCGTTATTTTTACATACGGCCACGATTAAATTATACATTATCTTGTAATAATACTGAATTGGATAATATATACATAAAAATATCCCTTTATGTATATATAATATGGATGTGTTAGATATAAAAGAACCCATATATAAAATCGCGTATATGGTGAAAGGCACCAGCGCAAGCGCTAGCAGTACAAGCAGTACAAATACCAGCGCCGGCGCTATAAAATATTACTTTGTATTTAGCGGAACGCAGTTAATGCCGCCGGCGCCGGCAGTCGTTGGCACAGGCGCAGCAGGCAAAGGTAAAGGCGCAACAGGTAAAGGCACAGGCGCAGCAGGCAAAGGCACAGGCGCAGCAGGTAAAGGCGCCGCACTTACAGAAAGCAGTATGACCGAATTAGATAATTTATTTCTGAAAGAACCTACACATCCCATCTTTAATGGAATATTTGCCGCCACAGAATTAGCAGAAATCACGGCGGCGGCAACAACAACAACGCAATCCGTCGCACCGGTCGTACGTTTTATACCCGAACGTCTACATTTAGATGATACGGTCGATACTATCAAACGTAAAATCTTGCTACATTTAACCACGACTTTAAATGCTTCTTTTGACGAAATATACCTCTTTATAGAAAAAAACGAAGAAATCAACACGATCGCATTATATCATACCCTCACGAAAAACGACAAGTACAAAATAACGCGCACGATGCTCGAACAATTTTTATTAAATATAAATGTAGAAATTGATACCGTATTACCAAATAAACCCGAATATACTTATTCGGATCTACAAACCTTAAATCTCTCGGAATATAAAAAAACAACCCGCGCGTTAGGACAATATATTTCCTTAAACACGAACTTTCCGACCTATGCTGTCAATCCTTATAAAACCCAAAATTATGAACCAGTTTTAGAAAAGTTTGCGGAAATAACTACTACAAATCAGACCATCCTTTTAAAAGCGGGCGAGATTTTACAGCATACCATCTATATGTGTTTAGCGCCAGACGTGTTACAATATGCGCTTGAACACGAATTATCCGAAAACACGACCGTCAAGTTTTATTTCCCGTACCTTTACGAAAAAAATCTCGTATCGCTCGAATTAATAAAAGAACAGCAGCAACAATTACTCGCAGATTCTGCGAAATTATTAAATAAAGCATTTCAACAAAATAAAAACAATATTAATTTATTTTATGACGTCTATGCGCAGCGTAAAGAACCGATGCCATTTACAAATGTTGGTATTAAATCTATTGTTTTAAAATTAATGCCGCCATTCGTATTTAATTTACCGCTCGATATTGTCTTTAAAATCATTCACGCAACACAAGATATACCCCTTATTAAATACAACCCCTCAAAAACACAGGAAAATATTTTCCGGTTATATACTAACCGTCTAGCGACGAACGGGAAAAAAATCCCTTACCTCGATAAAAGCGTGATATTTAAATGGGATAAAGTAATGGGTCGCTACAAATCCGTGGCAGTGTTTATCGACCATTATGCGAGTGAGGCGACGATGACGAATACGCCGATTATATGCGAATTTGAATATAATGGCGATATTATTATTAGTTGTAACTTTTCTACGACAATGACAATTGCGGGCATTAATGAATTATTCGCGACAAAAGTGAATGCGGTGATTACTACAGTGAATGAATATTTATCACAGTCGGGGTATAATATAAATAATTTCCGCGACTTGCGCGATAAAAATGTCGAAATCTTGAATATTGATTACGGGATGGAGTTTTCTAAAAATAAAATCAAAATCGCAAGTATCCTGAGTTGTGTTTCGAGCGCATTTAATGTATTGAGCGATAATTTATCGAAAAAAAACATCACGATGCGGTTTAAACGTGTTGAAAATTATAATGAAACCGAGGGACAAGAAGCACTTATCATTGACATGTCGAAACCGCATATGGGATATACGGACGCCGATATTATTAATGCTTTAAAATCAAACTTTTTATTATCGGACGACGATGCGTATAGTAAATATACTGATGTAAAACGTGCGCAAGAGGTAATGCGGTTTGCGAACCGCAAATTGAAATCGCGTAATAATCCGGGGTTTTTAACGGAGATTGTACAGATACCTTTTACGAATAATGTGACCATACAAGTTTCTGGCATTAATGATATTGGATATTTAGATTTACTGTATATCTATCTTGATGCTTTGATACGTATCTCTCTAAATGTAAAAAGCACAAACGTATCCAAAGAGGTTATTGCGACTTTATGTAATGAATCGCAACTGGAAGAAGATAAACCCGTGGAAGATATTATTCCCGAGACGCAACTCGCTCAACGCGAAGAAGAATTGTTTAAAGAAGATATTTTCGCACAAGAAGTCGTGTTTGGTAAAAAAACCAAAAAGGTTGAAGAAGAAGAGGTCTCTTTGCCGACGGTTGTTGCTGCGATGCCGACGAGTGTTGCTGCGCCGACAAGTGTTGCTGCGATGCCGACGAGCATAGAACCTACTAGCATCGAACCGACGAGCATAGAACCGACAAGCATAGAAACTACTAGCATAGAACCGACAACTGTTGCTGCGCCGACAAGTGTTGCGGCGCCAATCGAAGATGAAGAAGAATTAGATGAGGCAGATTTAATGCGGTTTGGATATAATCCCGAAGACATTGAAGATGAGGAAAATGAAGAAGAAATGGACGGCGGAGCGAGTGATGATGAGGAGGAAGAGGATGAAGAGGAGGAGGATGAAGAGGAGGAGGATGAGGCGGATGAAGGAGAAGATGACCTCGGACGCGAGGTTAATTTAACTGGACAAAGTTTAACAAATCCAAATCCTTTTTCAAAACGCATAAAAAAACGGGATAAAAATCTGTTTTATACAGATGACGGTAAAAAGAATTTCAAGGCCTACGCTCGAACGTGTCCGTGGAATGTTTTCCGTCAACCAGTTATTTTAACCGAGGAAGAAAAGCAAAATATAGACGCGAAACATCCCGGTTCATATAAGAATGCGGTTAAATATGGTTCTGACCCCAACAAACAATTTTGGTATATTTGCCCGCGGTATTGGAACTTGAAAGATAATACAAGTTTAACCCAAGAAGAAGTCGATAAAAATTATAGTGGAAACATTATTCCAAATACGCCGAAAAAAAGTAAGAAAGTGCCAGAAAATAAATTCATATTTGAGTTTAATAGTTATAAAAAAGAACATTTAGATGAAAATGATATATATATCGACCATTCGCCTGGATTTCTAAAACCTTCAGAAAAAGGTAAGTGTTTACCCTGTTGTTTTAAAACGTGGGATGGTCCTGAACAAACCGAACGCAGAAAACAATGTACCGGCGATAAAACAATTGTCGTGCCAAAAGGTCGTAAGAAAAAAGTAACCGAAGAAGGTCTCGATGAGTATATTCTGTCACACGATAAGTTTCCAATATCACAAGAAAACCGGTATGGGTTTTTACCGCCTGCTATCCAGCAGTTTTTAGACACGGATAATAAACAATGCCAAATCAGCGAGAAAAACACCAATATTAAACAAAATCATCCTTGTTTATTACGACATAGTGTTGAAATTTCGCAGAATCAATCATTTATTGCGTGTATTGCCGATATCTGGAGTGAAGAACAAAAAGCAGATAATGCTTTTATTAAACGACCCTCTGTAAAAGAAATGAAACAGAAATTAATAGAGGCATTAGATATTGACCGGTTTGTTACATTACAAAACGGGAACCTGATTAAGATTTTCTATAATTACAAACATATTCAATCCGCGTCATCTCAAGGCGAAACAACGGCAGCAGCACCAGCAGCACCAGCAGCACCAGCGGCAGCGGAAGAAGAAGAAGAGGAGGAGGAAGATTTTGATATTCGCGATTTTATTGATAGGAAAAAATATGTTGCTTTTATTGAAAAAGAAAACCCGAAGATATACCAATACAGTAATAAAACCAACGATGAACAAATGAATGCGTTAATAAAAACCGTCATTGCTTACGAAAATTTTAAAAAATACCTCGAAGATGATACGATTGAGATTGATTATAAATATTTATGGGATTTAATATGCCAACCTAATCCGAAATTATTTAAATCTGGTGTAAATATGGCAATAATTGAATTATCTAAAAAGGATATTACGGACAGTGTCGAGTTTATTTGCCCGTCAAATCATTACGCTTCCACTTTTTTTGAAAGAAAAAAGTTTACGATTATCATTATGAAAATTGATAACTTTTATGAACCGATTTATAAATATACCAACGTCCATAAAAAAGAAAAAAATACCATCACAGAATCTATTGATATTAGTCACAAATTCAATTTACACGACCCTGACATTTTACCGAATATAAAAAACATTATCAACAGTATTAAAAAGACGTATATCACCAAATGTAAACCGCATTTAAGTAAACCAACCGTATACAAATTTGAACATAATATTCCACTCGAGACGATTATTAATAAATTAGTACTTAAAAATTATACGATAGAATCCCAAGTATTAAATTATGATAGTAAAGTAATTGGCGTGGTTGCGATAAATCAAGCAAAGCAGTCCAAGGGATTTATACCGTGTATGCTATCGCCGCCGATATTTAAAACGGCAGAAATTAAAACATTTAAATATAAAAAGTTAGATGTTGCGATGAATAATTTTAAAATAATATGGATGGATGATGTGTATGTCGATACGTATGAAAATACCCATTTGTTTTTAACCAACCTCTATCTGAATTTTAATAAAGAAATACCGTGTAAACCTATGTTTAAGGTGATTGAAGACGAACATATTGTTGGCATCTTGACAATGACCAATCAATTTGTGATGACGACGCCGAGCGATTACGACCGTGATAAATATAAAATGGATGATACGACGACCAAACCTTTGACGAGTATGAATTATATTATTGCGGATAAAAAAATAAGCACGAGCGAGAACATTGATACCGAACGAGAATTATACATTAAAAAGATTCGTCTAGAAACAATGTTTTATAATATATTTCGTAATTTAGTAAAACAATTACTGGGTTTATATGAAAATAATGACAAACGTCTTGAAATCAAGAAAAAAAGCGAAGCATCGACGCAGTTATATTTAAAAAAAATAGGCAGTATCGAGACGGAATTAAAAGCGTTGGTAGGCACGCATGTTGTATTTCACGCGTACGATGATGCCGAATTAATGAAATTAACAAAAATCACGAGTTGTTATAATAAATGTAGCGGTAAAGCGTTTTGTAAACAAATTGATGCGGACCATTGTGCGTTAATGATTCCGGAAATGAATTTAATCAATGGTATGCCAAATAGTAGTTATTATTTTGGAAAACTTGCCGATGAAATTGTGCGGTATAGTCGAATCCGTACATTTATGTTTCAACCCAAATCTGTGCTTTCTTTTTCGTCGGTGAAATATAATTTAAATCCGGATGAAATCATATTACTACAAACGCTATTAAATCAAGATTATTTTGAAGATATCATACCCGCGCCGGTGAATAAATATATTACACAAAACACGTATGAAACAACTCAACCGATTAATTCGCAATCTTATACAAATGTCATTGATTTACGCAAACCAGTGGAAGATATCAATGACGCAATTAACGCTGCGGCGAATGCTGCGAATGCCCCTCCTAATGCTGCCGCGACGACGGCGGCGGCAATCGCAATAAACGAATGTAAGTATCAACTCGGCGCAATCAGTGGCGAATTATGGAAAAAATTATTTCCGGTAACAAATAAAGAACGCGTATACGAGAATAATCCGCGCACGTGTTCATTTGAAATTCTATTAGAAATACTAAAAAATCATGTAGCATCCTCAAATGAAACCACTGCCATCACAGATGAAACCACCGCCGAAATCCAAAAAATGAGTAAAAATGATTTAAAAGAAGCATTAATTGTCGAGTATACCAAATTATATCCAAGTTTTAAACGTCAACTTATGAATATTTTAAACGCACAAGGGAAACCAATTATGTCAAAAAAAGTATTAGAGAAATTAATAACACTTGAAACTATGATAATGGATGAAACCTATTATCTCACCAATCTTGATATGTGGTTATTAATCACCCGTTATAATATTCCAATGGTATTTTTATCTAGTAGTGCGTTGATTGAAAATGGACGGCAAGTATTTGTCGCTAACACGGATGGTACCAATAAGTTTTATTTTGTCAAATCGACCTCGGCGCGAAAAATCGATGAACCGCCGACATATACAATTATTGTAGACAATGATGGCAATATCACTAAATTAGATATCGATATGCTCCGCGATGCGGATACGCAATACGATATTAGAAATGTGACGGAGAATGGTCTTATTGATTTTATTACGAATTTTACTTTAACCGAAACAAAACAAAGAACTAAAATGATATATCGAACAAAAAAACCGGCGCCCGCAACAACGGCACTGGCAACGGCAACAACGGCACTGGCAACGGCACTAGTAACGACACCACTAGCACCAGCACAAGCAGAACAAACAGCACCACCAGCACAAACAGCACCAGCACCAGCACAAACAGCACCACTAGCACAAACAGCACCAGCAACAAGGGCGGTAGCACCACCACTAGTTAAAAAGTTGAGAGAAAAAACAATGATGTAGTAGTAGTCATTTATATACGTATATATATATGTAATTCATTACATATATATATTATTCAATTCACACTTTTTTTATTTTTTATTTTTATTTTTTATTTTTTTGGTATAGAATTAAAATCCCATATCATAACCGTCATCAATACCCATATCTACATTCTTGATACTGGCGGCGTTGTTATTAATCGTTAAATTATCAATACTACACGCATCATTTGCGACAATTAAATCTTTAAACCCTGCTTCAATTTGGTCGTCTTTACTTTCTTCAATAATATCATCGGCATTGATTTGGGTCATCTTATCGTAATCTAAAATAACCTGAAACGCATTTGTACCAAAGTAACCTTCTTGACCGCACATTACGTTGGCGGAGACGCCGCGCATCGTATCTAAATCGGCATGACGTGCTGCTTTCAAAAACATTTCCGGCGTTTCTTCAAACGATGCTTTAGCAATCGGACCAATGTTATCGTTATTAATACCGTGACGACAGATAGAGACCAGTTCATCGTTACACGTCATACGATCGCACAAGACCGTTAAATGGTGAACATTGATATAAGTACTGTCAAACTCAATCACTTCTGTAATTTCGTTCATAATCGATTGCCTTGCGGCTTCAACCCCTAGCACGCGATAAATTTCTTGAATGTCGTTGGTATAAGTACGATGTGTATCGATATAATCAAGTGCCAACAAATCCATCAAATTCGTACCAACGGTATCCAGCACCCACGTTTCTTTTTTCGTAAAACTACCATTATCCATCACTAAACTATCTAAGATTTTTCGCGGCGTTACTTTTTTAATATTTTTAATACCGCGCAGAATAATATTATCTAATAAAGCATCTTGGAATCCTTTCAGTAGATAGATTTCATCCGACTGGTCTAATGACGACGTCTTTTTGGCAGACAGCAGCGCACGGTTTAAGCGCATACGAAAGACTAAATTATCGCTATTATAATCGGTAAACACACACGATAATTCTCCGCTATAAGAATTATTAATCACAAAGTGGACATCTTCCATCGTTATATTTCGGTCCAGCATTTCTTCAGCATTCATCTTCATCCGGATAACCCATTTGGATTTACTCGATTCGGCGCCAGCGCCAGCGCCGCCGGCGGATACTTGCTCTTCAGTTTGCCCTTGCCCATTACAATCATCCATTAATTTCTCAAACTCATTATACATCTTCATTGTATTAGTATCATCTTTAATTAAGGTCTGTGGCGTATCATACGGGTCAAAACAAATCTTGACCGATTCCACGATGGTACGAAGTTGAGTGCGCTCTAAACGGTTCACCATATTCGTCGCATTTTCTTGTACGCCTTCTTCATTCGGGAAGAGATAAACTGTACACGACGGATTCTTCGGATTTTCGGACAACGAAATAATTTCTTCAATTCGCGGCAAACCACGTGTTACATTTGATTTACTCGCAACACCCGCAAAATGAAAGGTATTCAACGTCATCTGCGTCGTCGGTTCACCAATCGATTGTGCGGCAATCATACCGACCATTTCACCGGGTGCTATAATTGATTTCTTATACGTAACAATCACTGTATCAATGAGGACTTTTAATGCCTTCATATTAAACCGTTTCACCATCAGTAGTTCTTTCGGGTTCAAATAATAGTAATACAGCGTCTTAAACAGTAAATTGGGTTTGACGTAATATAATCCTTCCAACTGTTTATACCCCGCATCAATAAGTTCGAATGCTTCTAACGGCGTAATGTCAACTAAAGAATTCACATTAATATACTCTTGACCTTGTATGTTATTAATGATATGCGTAAACGGCACCGGCATATTCACTAATTTATTATCTCGGTTTCCGAATACATTTTTTACCAGACCCGTGCGGGCTTGTATCGTCCACTCAATAATGGTCTTTGTACGTGCTGCCAACTCCGTTTGTTGTTTTGCTAGACGTTTCTCGGTGGGTTTAGTGAATGAGGAAGTATACACATCATCGGCTTTGGTTTTATTCGTACCCGTCAATACAGGTATTTGATAGTGCGTATATATATCTTCCAAACTCATTTGGACTAACGGTAACATCTGCCCTTCGACCTTAACGGGGTCAAACCCGTCATCGCCGTAGGAAAACTGTATTATTTTTCGTTGATTATTACGCACCGTCATATCATATTCGACCTTTATATCCTCCAACCCTTTAATCAACCGGCGCTGAATATAACCAGTTTGTGATGTCTTGACTGCCGTATCAATAATACCAATACGACCACCCATTGCGTGAAAGAATAATTCTTCGGGGGTCAATCCAGAGATAAACGAGTTTTCAACAAACCCGCGCGCGGAAGGCGAATCATCGTATTTCGTAAAATGCGGTAACGTGCGATTTTCAAAACCGTATGGAATACGTTTATTATCAACATTCTGTTGCCCTAAACACGATATCATCTGCGAAATATTCAAATCACTGCCTTTTGAACCGGCATTAACCATAATGACAAACCGGTTATCCTTATTCAAACTTTCCCGCCCAATTTTACCGGCGTCGTTGACCGCTTTACTTAGAATATTATTGACTTGCGTTTCAAACTCTTGTTCATCCGTTCGACCGGTTTTATTTTCAAAGATGCCGAGATGTGTCTGGTCAATAAGTGTCCTGACTTCTATTTTCTTTTTCGTAATAACATCCGCAATAGCATCATTGGTCACTTGGTTCGCAATCAAATCGCTGACCCCGACACTATACGCACTCGATTTCATATACTCGGTGACAATATTTTGTAGGTCATCGATAAATGTGGCGGATGCTTCATTGCCGAAATCATTACAAATGCGCTGTATCAGTCCATTCGAACCGTCCCCAAAGACGCCTTTTTCAATTTGTCCTCGCATATATTTCCCGTTGACAATCTCCAATACATTATTAGACGTCTTGTAATCGTCCTTGTCGCCAAACCGTTTGGTTTTATATTTTAGCGTCAAAGGCGGGAGAATTTGTGAGAGTATATTAAAATTTGATATCGTTGACGTCGTCGGCAAGTGCTCGATATTTACTTTCGTAAATGCCATTAAAAGGTTCATCGCATCGCGCGGGGAAAACGTTATATTTTCGCGCGTAAAACGGTAGGCACCCAAGAGCGAATCTTGAAATACGCCGATAATGGATTTATTATTCGCCGGACTAATAAGTTGCCATTTCGTCGCGGCTAAATGCCGCAACTCGCATTCGCTTTCAATATCTTGCGGCATATGTAAGTTCATTTCATCACCATCAAAATCGGCATTATAGGGTTTCGTATCTGCCACATTCATTCGAAAGGTATCACCCACCGGCATAATTTTCGCAATATGTCCCATCATAGACATACGATGTAATGTCGGTTGCCGATTGAATAGGACAAAATCCCCGTCCATCATATGACGATGAACAATATCGCCGTATTCGAGTTTAATGGAATCGCGGTCGACGTAGCGTAACGAAATATTATCGCCCGACTTCTTTTCGAGTATTTTCGCGCCGGGATGTACGTCCGGTCCGTTTAATACTAATTTTTCCAAAAACTTGATATTTCGCGCATTAACCGTCACCGGTTTGGTAATATTTTTCGCAATCGCAATTGGTACACCTAATTGCTGTAACGATAAGTTCGGGTCTGGTGTAATGACCGAGCGGGCACTAAAGTCTACGCGCTTACCCATCAAATTACCACGCACACGTCCGTGCTTTCCCACCAAGCGTTCTTTAATCGACTTGAGAGGACGTCCAGAACGTTGTACCACTGCCGCCACCCCCGGTATTTTGTTATCAACCAAGGTTGCCAGATAGTATTGAAGTACCGTCGTCCAATCATTAATGACGTTCGCGGATGCGTTGGTTTGTATTTTTTCTTGTAGGGTTTTATTCGATTTTAAGATATTGACGATAATATGTGTCACGTCATCTTCACTTCTTTGTTGCGAATCGTGTTTTACGGAAGGTCTGACGGCAGGCGGCGGAATTGCCAAGACTTGACAAATCATCCATTCAGGTCTCGACCAAATAGGACTAAATCCCATAAAGGAAACATCATCGTCGGACATGTGTCTAAAACACTTTAATACTATTTCCGGCGTCAAGGTCATTAATAATTTATCCGTTTCATCCATGCCGATTGCTTTATTTTCCCATTCAGCAATCAAGGTTGCTAAACCTTCCTTTTTAATTTTAAGCGGTTGACGACATCCGCAACCGTCATCGGTATCTTCGCCACACCGTTTGATTTTACTGGCATAATTAAATACCGCATCCCACCGATCCTCGGGCGACAATTCATTGAAATGTTTATATTTTTTCTTACTAATCAATAATTTACTACATTTAATACATATACATCGCACGACCTTGATAATAGTGGTCAAGTATTGAATATAAAACAAAGGTCGCGCGAGTTCGATATGTCCGAAATAACCGGGCGTTTGCATATAATCAAGACCATCGGTGGGACATATAAGACCGGGTTCTAAGACGCCCATACGCGGGTCAAACAAACCATTGATGACGGGTTTATTATTAATATAGGATTCGCGGTTAGTAATTTCGGCCACAGACCCTTTTCGGATTTCATCGGGCGAAAGGATACTAAATTGAATACCAATAATTCTGGATGGATTTTTTTGTTGAAAACGTTCTTTACTTCGGTTATTAGAAGACATTCTGTACTCTTATATTAACATAACAATATTTAGATGTGTTTAATTCAATTTTATTATTATATCTTATTATCTAAACATTTTACCAAAAAATATGTAAAATATGTAAAATATGTAAAATATCAAATAAAATTGAAATGTGTAAAACCGTGTCAGAAATAATAAACCCAACCCGTTACATTTCAACGCCATGCCTTCTTCCAGCGATAAAACCAATTCGACTAAACCGTACAATACTCGTTCGCGCGCGAATGATAAGGTAAGTACAACAAAAACAACAGCACGCGATAAAGCAACTGCGCAAGAGAATAAAACAAATGCTGCTGCTGCCGCTACCGCCAGTAAAAAAAATACCCAGCATAAAAAAGAAAAATACAAGTCGCATGTGTCATCTTCCGACGACGACGACGACGACGAAGAGGACCTTGACGACGACGACGACGACTATGAGGATGTTGACGATGACGAGGATTATGAAGAGGAGGAGGAAGAAGAGAAAGATGAAGAAAAACTGGCAATGAAAGAATACCGCCGGTTTCTATCTGATTTGTTTCCATCCAAATATATGAAAGAAAAAACAGATTCAACGCCAAAAGATATGCTTGTTGGTGGTGGTTCAAATACGACGACAAAACATACTACATCCACAACACCCATCCCCACTAATAAGAAAAAAAAGCATATCGTGCCGTTGTCCTCGTCGTCGTCGTCGTCCTCGTCGTGCGAAAATTCTGCCGAGGAGGAAGAAGAAGAAGAAGAAGAGGTAACGACGACAACAAAAAAAGATGCGTCGTTAAAAAAGAAATCATCTAAAATCAATATTTCATTCATTATCGACGGCAAAAGCATTGCCGGTTACGGCGGGTGCGGCGGCGGCATCGATGGTGAAGATGAGTACGAGGATGATGAAATATCATATAAGGAATTGTTATACGATGAAGATTATGATGATGATGATGAAGATTATGACGAGGATGACGACGAAGATACCTCCTCCTCGGAGGAGGAGGAGGAGGAAATAACGAGTAGTCAACCTCTCCGCCGCAGCAAAGGAAGAACGCATAATCTAGTAGTAGCAGCAGCAGCAGCAGCAGCAGCACCGCCTAGCATAAAAACTACCGGCAAAGTCGCGGTGGCAGCAGCAGCGCCGGCAGCAGCAGCATCAGGTACATCGGCAAATCAAGTCGTCGAAGATGTTGCTACCTGTAATAAACTGAAAGAATTGTTTTCAAATCTATCGCCATTCGAAAAAAACCATCCTATTATGAAAGATGTGTTGGATACAATAGAACGATCGGAAAAAAAGTATACAAAACAAAAAGAAAAAGAAACTAAACGTGAAAAAATGAAGAATACTAAAAAGTTTAAAACGTTATTACGCGAAAAAGATGTGATGAACGATTTGAAATACTTTCACGAAGTAATGACTGTCGAAGAACAAAAACACGCTTTAGAGCAGATTGACCTCATTAAAAAGCATTCGGATATTACAAAACCGTATCGGTTAGCGTTGTTAGATGCCACTATCCCGCCACAATATAAAGCGTGTGCTTACCGCAAGATGTCTACCTTACGGTTTATGGAACCCGGCGGCAGTGAATATTATAAAATGAAAAATTGGGTTGATGCTTTTATGCGTATCCCTTTCGGCAAATATAAAAACTTGCCAATTTCAATGGCAGATGGCGTCGATAAATGTCACGACTTTATTACCAATGCCAAAAAAATATTAGACGACGCGGTCTACGGATTAAATGACGCTAAATTACAAATCATGCAAATGTTAGGGCAGTGGATTGTAAATCCGGCGGCAATTGGCACTTCTATTGCCATTAAAGGTCCGATGGGTACCGGCAAAACCACCCTTGTAAAAGAAGGTATTAGTAAAATACTCGGGCGAGATTTTGCGTTTATTGCGCTAGGCGGTGCGACGGACAGTAGTTTTCTTGAAGGGCATTCTTATACATACGAAGGTTCAGTGTGGGGAAAAATCGTAGATCTTTTGATTAAATGCGACAGTATGAATCCGGTCATTTACTTTGACGAATTAGATAAAATCAGCGATACGCCAAAAGGTGAAGAAATTGCCGGCATCTTAACACATTTGACGGATACGTCACAGAATAGTCAATTTCACGACCGGTATTTTTCGGAAATTGATTTTGATTTGAGTCGGTGTCTCTTTATATTTAGTTATAATGACGAAAGCAAAGTCAATCGCATTTTACTTGACCGTATGTATCGCATTCAAACCAAGGGTTACGATATTGCCCAAAAAACAATAATATCTACGAATTATCTCTTACCGAAAATACGCGAACAAGTTATGTTTAAAGACGGCGATATTACAATTCCCGAAGAGACGCTCCATCATATTATAAATAATCATACTGATAAAGAAGATGGGGTGCGGACGCTCAAGCGATGTTTAGAAATTGTTCACACGAAATTAAACTTGTACCGTCTAATGAAATCCAATACGGATATATTCGAAACGGATATGGGCATTAAGTTAGTCGAATTTCCGTTTCAATTAACGCCGTCGTTAGTGGACAAACTCATTAAAAAAGATGGCGAAAACGGTAGTGGATGGCGAACTATGTATTCGTAAAAAACAATATGTAATATATCAAATATATAACATATCAAAAAAATAAACGCCCACCCCCACACATAATCATAAGCAAGCACCCAAGCAAGTAAGCAATTATAATAATTCAGGCATCTCCGACATATCTTTAGTTGGATAATTCAAATAGCGTTGAAACCAATCATTGCGTTCAATTGAAGTATCATATGAACTATATTGATTATACAAACTCGGCGGCAAACTATTGACAATAGAACTCCATCGTGTAAATATAAAATTTTCTATTGAACCGTAGATGTCTACATACTTGGGTTGTTGAATATGTTCGCGTTCTTCATTTGACATACGATTCACTAACATATCATAGGTTCTATTATCGTAATACTCGTCGGTAATGATATTATTATTATTCATTGCTTACGTGCTATTATGAATACTACGACAATTCTATTTATATTGTTTTAACTAGATATGTGTATGAATACAAACAGTAAATCAAGACTAAAGCAGAAGCAGAAGATTTTTTTATTTACATAATAATTCTGTATATTATTATGTAAATAAAAGATAATATATAATATAAATGTCAATTCATACAATTGGTGATAGTCATTCATTTAATGGTTGAAGTGGAATAATACAGCATCATTTAGGAGCAGTTTTATGTTATAGTTTTGGTAAAGAAAAATTAAATAGATGTGATATTCGCAATTTTAATATTAAAGATGGAGATACTATTGTTTTTTGTTTAGGTGAAATAGATTGTAGATGTCATATTCATAAACATATAACAGAAACAACAACATATCAAGATATTATTAACAATATTGTTGATAATTATTTTGAAGCAATTGAATTAAATGTATCCATTTCACAAATTAAACTTAAAAATGTATGTGTTTATAATGTTGTTCCGCCTATTCAAAAATATAATACTTGCGAAAACCCTGAATATCCATATTTGGGAACGGATGAAGAACGAAAACAATACTCTTTATATTTTAACGAAAAATTAAAAGAAAAATGTCTTGAAAAAAATTATATATTTTTTGATATTTATAATAATTATATAGATGAAAATGGTTTTTTAAGAAAAGATTTAAGTGATGGTAAGGTTCATATTGGTAATGGTATTTATATAAGTAATTTTATAAAAGAAAATAATTTATAAAAGAAATCGGCATTATAAATGTCGAAAAGGGTAATTATCAACGTGTGTCAGTCTAAAACATTTTATCAATCAACACGAGTTTAGATATTTTTTTAATAATTTTCGTTTCATTATCATCAATCTCTCCATTTCCGCCCATCGCTTGTTGAATCAACCGCATATATTCTTCATTCAAATGACTCGCGATATTCTTGGACGCTGGATTTTCATCACTCCACACCGTTAATAAATCGCTGTTTTTTTTCGAAATGTATTTTATTGCTTTTCGTAATTTAGAATAATCGGAACTTTCTTTTTCCCAAGTATTTTCGTCTTTTACATAGAGCGTATCACGTTTCGCGTCGCTACAATGTACGGGACGTTTATAAATATCCATTTCATTTAACTTTTTTGTCATTATATTTGTAATGCCTTCGACATACCCTAATCGACCAACACTTTTTAAATCAGATAATTGTAGCGTGAACGATTCTACAAACTCGGTTATATTCATCGCATCCTTACATTTTTCATTTAAAAAAAACTGTAAATTAAAAGTTTTATTATGACTGTTTGTATTATTTATAGTATGCGAAGGTTTGCCGACGGAACTCAAAATATGTGTTTGAATTAATTGGTTTTGTTTTTGTATTTCATTATTACTTTTAATTATTTCCAATACAATATTTGTTAATAATTTAATCTCACTCGAAGAAGAGACATTATCCGTGTTTTTATTATTATTATTATTCACACCTTTTCCATCGTCATTATTAATTACTTTTTCATCACTATTATTCACTTTTTCATTATTATCCAAATTTATAATAATTTCGGCGTTTTTTTTTTCGACATTTGTACATTTTTGTTCGTGATACCATAAACTGTTTCGTGCTTTATAATGTTTATCACAACTTTTACACGTAAACCCATTATTTTCGGCGTTTTTTTGTTCTAAAATGTTCAAATTTGTTCTATTTTTATGTTTGCGTGTCAATATGTGACGCGACCAATCGCTTTGTTTAGAGCATTGAAAGTCACATATTTTACAAACTATTTTTTCGGCGTTTTTTGATGGACATTTTACGCCCATTTTGTTCTATATATTAGAACAGAAAAAACGCCTAAATCATTTTCAAAAAAAGTGAAAAAAAAGTTGTCATCACAAATTGAAAATCCAAAAAACGGAAAACAGAGCATAATGGTCACAATCACTTTTTTCACTTTTTTTTCGCCATTTTGTTTTCGGTTTTGGCAAAATGGACATTTTAAAAATGTCCAAAATCGAAAAACCAAAAAACTTTTGGCGAAAAAAAAACACTTTTTTTTTATAACTATTTTTTCCATAATGAAAATAGTTATATATGTTTTTATTTTTTAGCAAGAACGATGGTCTGTGGTTAATACCTAAAAACCATCATCAAATGACTTGTTGCCTGATCGTTTATTTAAATAATCGGCTTGTTCGGGCGTAGCACATACACACCCTAATGAATTCGAATAATCAGACGGGCAGCAATCTGCTGAAAACTTGTTTTGATCGAAAAAGAGTAATTCATCCTCCGGCAGTGGCACTTGTCCGCCAATATTTCCTTCCAAGTTTGCAAACGCATTTTGCTCGGTTTCGGATATGATTTGTTCATTTAAATCATTTAAATCACTCTCTTTAATCACTGGATTGTTTTCAAGCACTGTATTGTATGGATTTGTCATATTTTTTTCATTTATATTAATAATTTCTTTCTTCGTCATATTTTCCCAACTACTTTTTACGCCATCGCCCATATTATAATTTAGAGCAGCACCAACGCCGCGCCAACTTGCCTCAAACCCTTCTTTAATGCCGCCAAATAAATAATATACACAAAATATTGCTATTACAACCCATATTAATAGAAAGATTGCTATAACCTTTAATGATATTTTCCGTTCTAATTCACGAATAATGTTCATTTATTATAATACTAAATTAGATAAAAATATAGATTAAAAATATAGATTAAAAATATAATACAACTATTATATTTTTATCGATTGACAATCGATTGATTAATCCTTTTTTTTTTTATCATCAAAATTATTTTTTGTTGATTGTTTTTGCGTTTTTTTTTTATGTAT